TATAAACGTCAAAGGAACAGCTAACGAAAAAATTCAAAGGCTTAGAGTGCCTTGCGTACATCTAGGACCACCGCTAGAAAAAGCTTCAAGCTGCGGTTGCAATGGCGCAGTAACACACAAGTGTAATTTGTTTGAAAAATGTAGGCGCGCTGGTGACTATAAAGATATAGCTGTATGCACTAGCTGCGATAAATACGAACCAGTGGTCTGAAAGGCTTAAATGGAACGCCTACTGTTGAGGCATCAAAGAGCCCCAGGTGACATCATTGTCATGACGGCTCTTGTACGCGATCTGACTATAGCGTATCCAGGAAAGTACCACATAGGCGTAGACACATCATTCAAAGAAATATGGAGCAACAACCCTTACATCAAACCAATGCCTGACAAAAAAGGCGCAAAGATTGTAAACCTGACGTACGGAGAGTACATCAGAAAAGCAGCATCAGAAAAGATTCACTTCCTGACATCCTTCTACAAAAACTTAAAGACGCAGACAGGCATAGACGTGCCTCTGCTTTACCCGCATCCAGACCTGCACCTGTCGCCAGAAGAGCAAAAACCGCTGCTGGAAGGCCGTTACTGGGTGGTTGTGGCTGGCGGAAAGGGTGATTTCACCACAAAACATTGGGTTTACGAGCGCTACCAAAAAGTTGTCGATATTCTGGCTGAAATCGGCATTCCCGTCGTGCAAATCGGCGGAAAAGGTCAGTTCCCCACGCATTTCCACCCTGAACTCAAGAACGTCACCAGTCTTGTCGGTAAGACTGACCTGCGCCAGATGTTCCGAATCATCAACAATGCCGAAGGGGTCATCTGCACAATCACGTCGGCCATGCATATAGCGGCTGCTTTGGGCAAACCCTGCGTCGTAACAGGGGGTGGTAGAGAGGAATGGTGGTGGGAAGCCTATCACAGGGACAATCCAGGCCTTGATCCTGTGCGTAATCTGCTGCCTGTGAACCATCAGTACCTGCACACCATCGGAAAACTGGACTGTTGCGCCACAAAAGGCTGCTGGAAGAACAAAGTACAGAAGATGGAAGGGGATAAAAGCTTCTGCCACTATGCTGTGCCAGCTGAAAGTGGGCAGATGGTGCCTCTTTGCATGGACATGATCTCCGTCGAAAGGGTAGTTTCTTCGGTTTTGTCCTACTACATCGACGGTACGCTGCCGTTATTGGAGGGTATGGTGCTTCCAGACATCACTCAGAGGCTTACTCTCGAGAAAAACGGTGAAAAATACAGCCTGTTTATGCTCAAAGAGGAAGAAGACACGCGTGTCAGCCAAAAAATACTGGAAATGCCGCAAGAGAAGCCAGAAATAGCTAAAAAACTGGCAGGTTTGCAGCCCGTGTCGGTCAATTTGGGTACTCAGCCTGTCCCACCACGACTTACAGAGGATTTGAACAAGAAAAAAGCCATAAACATGGCTGCTACGGCTGCTCTGACTCCAACAACGCCAGAAAACACCCCAGCACCAGCCACCAGACTGATAGACTCGGAGACTTTGGGAGGAAAAGTCACTCTGTTCCTGCTGCTGTATGGCAATTACGCCAGCATGCACACGCGCTGCCTGTCTGCAATACAGAACACGACGAGCAGAGACGACTTGGACCTGCGCGTGTACTGCAATAACGTAGGCCCAGATACTGACGCGCTTTGCCAGAAGATGCTGAACGCAGGCGTTATATCGTCGATGTACAGGTCTGAAACCAATAAGTTCAAGTATCCGTGCATGCGCGAGATGTTCCACGACCCCAACAACCCTATCAAAACGAAATGGTCAGTGTGGTTCGATGACGACACAATGTGTGATGTGGACCCTCTTTGGTTTAACAAGTTGTGTTCTGCTATTAACTCTAACGCTATTGCTGATTCTGATTTTGGCATGCTTGGGCCGATCTACCACTTCTCAATGCAGCCCAAACATGCTGCTTGGTTTAAGTCAGCAGACTGGTATCGAGGAAAATACTTCAGGGATAAGCAAGGAAAGCCAACCGTTAACGGAAGTCGAGTATTCTTCGTTACAGGAAGCTGCTGGGCCGTAAAAACAGAAGCTATCCACAAGGCTAACATTCCAGATGTGCGCCTAAGTCATAATGGCGGTGACATTTGCATCGGCGAGCAGATGTGGCAAAATGGATATACGCTTAAAAACTGGAATGGCGATAAGCGTATCATCTGCTGGTCCAGCACGGCCCGACGCGGTGCAAGCCAGCCTCTGTTCAACATCTAAGAGGTGAGGCATGCCCTCTTCGTCGTCTATCAGTTCCTCCGTGGGTAACCCAGACTACGGCAGGGGCATCTGGCTGAAGCGGTTCACCCAGACAGAATATAGGTCCAACAGCATCACGGGCTTCAGGTTCAAGGTTGTGGCCTACGGCGGCAACCTCATGCCCGACAAAATTTTCAGGTATACCAGGGAAGCTCTGAACGCCAGAGAGGGTTCGTACCGACTGGCCTTTGACGGCGTCTGCTCCCCTTCAGACCTGGAGGAGTTTCCAGAGGACGAGCCTCTGGTCAACGTATACCCAGAGTTCTGTCGCCTGGACTACGTGGACCTGGTGTTTAGGTCCCAGTCTCTGGCCGAGGAAGCCTGGCAGCTGCTTACCGAGGAAGTAGCCGCCTTGGTGAATACGCTCAACAGAATGGACGTAACAGCCCCGCAAACAGAACTCAAGTTCGGCGACCCCCCGCCGACAATCGCCCCGACGGAGTGAGCCATGGCTGAGAAACTGGTAATCGTCGAGGACTCGGTCATCACGTCTCTGCTGACCAATCCTAAGCTGTTGGCAGACATACCCTCGCTGAAGACGGCTGCCTCCTCCAAGAATCCAGGCAGCCCAACGTGCAGGCCTTGCGCCAGGAAAGCTGCTGCCAAGTCCTTGAACTACGCCCAAGCCAAGCGAGTCATCGCCAACCTAAGGGGCGAACCGCTGGCTCGTCTGAAGAAGGAGCTGGGCGCTGACAAGATACGAGTCATCTACGGCAGCGAGTCTGGCAAGCTTGTGCAGATCACCATGTGACTGCTTAATTCAAAGAAAAAACACGTCAGAATAAAATGAATGCTAAGTAGCTGTCGCACAAGACCTACTGCGTTCCGTCAGTCCCCATGTCTCTAAGGCTGACGCCCGACACGAGATAGGTGCGCGTTCTAGCGGCTCGAAAGAGTGCCCTACCTGAAAAGGGCAGTTGGCAGTAACTACATACTGCAAGGAACACACTGGCAATCCTAATAAACCAGTGTCGTATTGGATACCGCGACAAGGCTCCCATTACCTACGGTGTAAACATAGGAGGTCTCCCACAGACCAGAGCGGAGAGCGGTGGGCGCTATGAGGTCGCGTTGATGGAAGCTACTGCGAAGTGTAGCAGTCAACGTCGTTAGGTAACCCACCTAAGTTAAATGGGACCACGTGATGAGTCGTGGATAAACATACCGACTAGGCCAGTGCTATTAAGCGCTGGCTTGGTCGGTTTTGTTTTTAGCTATGACCTGAATAAATCCACAGCGATTTCAGGTCATAATCTATTGGTGTAGTATTAGCCCTCTCAGTCAAGGAGACGTTTAATGAGGACTATCGTTCTTAAGAATCAGCTTGTGGTGGGTAAGGTCCAGATCGAGCTGACTGCTACCCAGCAGAGGCTCATCGAGCTGGGCGTGTCCATGCGCCCAACAGTCCTTACCAGCAGTGGCGCTAAAAAGCGCTACCTGCGCCAGTTATGCAAATAACTATAAAACCCCACAACCCGCAACTCTTTCGAGAGCTGCGGGTTAGTCGGGGTTTTTCCTTAGCTATTGGAAAAGAACCTTAAAAACAGTAGGATGTAGGCGGGTCTTTTACGAAAGGAACAAACATGCGTATTGTAGAAGAATCATTCGAGAGGTCTGGGCCTAAGGCTACCGTTGTAGTCGAAGCTGACAACCTGGAGCAGGTAAAGGGCCTCGAAGCTCGCAACCTGGCTCTGGACTTTGCACGAAAGAACGGGCTGTCCGTTCCTGGATTCACAGGCGGAAGCTGGACCGAGTGGGTGGACGAGAACGGTAAGTCTCTCCTGGGCGAGGACTTCAAGAACGCCTCCACACGACTGGTACGTGCTCACTACCCTGTCCAGGAGGCGGTCATCTAATGGCTGAGCTGCGCCATAATCTGCGAACAAGGTTTGAAGCAAGGAAAGCGGTGTGGCTTAACGCCGACAGCTTTGCCACAACGCTGCTAACTTTGTTCATTGACACTTATGGCACAGAAGCCTTCGATTGGGACCCCAAGACGATAGAGAGCGAGATCGAGAGTGACTACGGTATAAAGCTGCCTCGCAACATACTTGACAGACTGATGACAGCTATAGCCATTGTCTCTACAGACTCGTTCTTCCAGTCGCTGCCAGACTTCATCAATCTGTGCAACGTCCTTTCTGGAGACAGCTTCGACCCCACCGTGTTTGACCCAGCCGACGCTGGAGAATGCGCGTGGGGCATGACTGAAGCTTTGATGCTCAGTCCTCCCGAGGACGACGAGCAAGAACCGTTTACTCAGGAGATCGTTGACTATATCTCCGAGATGCTGAAGTCTGAGGGTATTCTTACGCCTCCAGACATTTTGAAGGTCGGTCTGCGCAAGGACTACAAGGAAGTTATCGAGAAGGTCAGGTACGACTTCTCTGACGACCCCGAGATGTTTCAAGCCATCTTTGAGACAGAACAGTCCAAGACGCAAGACATCAACGACATGATCAAAGCCAGACTTGCTGCCATGGTGCAGCAGCTGGAAAAACTGCCACTGGCTAACGGCGACGCTTCTGGCGCTGCCCGAAAGCTGCTGGCGTCTTTGCCCAAGTAAGCAACTCAAAGACAGTTTCTCTTAACCAGGCCCGAAAGGCTGAAAGGTACTACCATGCTTCGTGACGCTCAAGAAGTCGAGAACAAGATTCGTAACTACATCCGCAGCGGCGTCCAGGTTGTCCACCTGGTGTGCGGCGGCCAGATCAACGCCGCCGAGCAGATGCTCAAGAAGATTGCGGACAACCTTAACCTGGACTTCAGGACCTGGGACCCCGCGAAGGGGTTCGGCACCAACAACATGATCAACCCTGTCCAGGCGCTCGAAGCCGTTGCCAGCGGCGAGAACGCCGTTCAAGGCAACGCCATCGTGGCGATGCACGACCTGCATTACGACCTGGGCGCAATCCCAGCCCTCGTCTCCAGCCTGAAGCGGCTGGTGTCGATGCAGGCGTTCAACAATGGCCGTCAACGCCGCCCGCTGTTCATCCTGACCACGGGGTCGGTAATGAATCCCGACGTCATGCCCTACATGAAGATGGTCGAGATGGTGCTGCCAAACCGGCAGCAGCTGTCCACTGTCTTTGAGAGTATCCAGCAATCGATTCGCGACGAGTCCCGTCGCGAGTGCACTCAGGATTTGCGACACCAGATCGTCAACAGCCTGTCTGGTCTGACCTGCCCTGACGCTACCGACGTGCTGGCCGAGTCGGTGCTGACTCACGGGCGGTTCTGCGAGGAGGTCATGGACACGGTCGAGGAAGAGAAGGCGTTGCTTCTCAAGAAGTCCGAAGTGCTGACTTACGTCTCCAAGAAGGAGATCATGTCCAGCACCGATCTGGGCGGCTTCCTGGAGTTGAAGAACTGGCTGAACCGCCGCAAGGTCGCCTACACCGAGGAGGCCGAGCGGCTGAAGCTGGCCATGCCGAAGGGCATCGTTCTGCTGGGTGTGCCTGGTACCGGCAAGTCGGTCTGCGCACGGGCCATCGCCAAGCAGCTGCACCTGCCGCTGCTGAAGATGGACATCGGTGCCCTGTTCAACTCCCTGGTCGGCGAGTCCGAGCGCCGCACCCGTGAGGAGATTCAGGTCATGAACGGGTCAGTTCTGCTGATCGACGAGGCCGACAAGGCGCTCGGCGGTGCGGTCGAGAGCTCTGGCGACAGCGGCGTGACCCGCCGCATCTTCGGCCAGCTGCTGACCTGGCTGGCTGAGAAAACCACCCGCACGTTCGTGGTGATGACCATGAACCGCGTGGCTGGTATTCCTCCCGAGATGCTGCGCAAGGGCCGTTTCGACGAGGTGTTCTTCGTCGATACTCCAGACGCCGACGAGCGCCGTCAAATCTTCGAGATTCATATGCGCGCTCGTGACATCGACCCCACCTCGTTCGACGCCCACGAGTGGACCGAGATCATCGAGGCTTCCGAGGGATTCGTAGGTGCCGAGATTCAGAACTCGGTCTCCGACGCGCAGCTGAACGCATACGAGATGGACCCATCGACCGAGGGCAAGTTCACAGCGGCCCAGCTCGTCTCCGAGCTGAAGCTGGTGAACCCCGTCACCAAAGTCGATCCCATCAACATAGAACAGATTCGTTCGTTCGGCGCTGAGCGGGCTCGCAACGTATCTGGCCGCAGCCGCAAGGTCGTGCGCCAGCATGTTCGCGCCATGGACATGACCATGGGCGATCCAAACGCTAAGCGCTAAACAGCGCTGTTTACACAGTTTGAACAGGGGGAGCACTCACTTCGAGTGCGCCCCCTTTTGGAAGGGGATATTTAGGGGTAGACATGAGCACAGAGACAACGACTGATATTGCCATCATTTCCCAGACCGAGCCTGTCGCTGAGGCACCTCCGGTCAACGTGCCCGAGCTGGACATCTCCCAGCTCAGCAGCGCACGCAGCGACGTTATGCTGCGCACTCTGGCCAAGAACTGCCTGGCCCTGAAGGTCAGTGTCAGCGCCGTCGGCTACGAGCGATTGGTGAAGAACGCCACGGTTGCCGTGGGCGAGCACGAGATCGCCCCAGAGTTCCTGGCTGGCGCTCGCTTCAAGGTTGTTCCAAACAACATCAAGAATCCTCTTGGCCGCATTGCTGGTCATGCCCGACAAGTACCGTACTCCTACGGGACGCCCTTTATCGGAGGGGCTTATCTAATTCCGATTGCGAGGGACAGGCATGGAAGTTCTCCAGCACAGAAGGCATTTACTCGACTCGGAGAGATTCGAGGTGAGTACCGAGATAAGGCTATTGAACTGCGTCCCCTCTGGGAGGCACACGTCGCCAAAATCCAATCCGAGTACCCCTTCGAGTACGAGGCGCTCCGCCAGTACCTTCCGAATGGTGAGAGCTTCGTTGCAGCTCACACTGTATCCTCAATCCGTTTTCCTCTGGGGGCTGGGCTACCTGCCAACTTTCAGGAAAGGCTGGAGGAGGGGTTTGTAAAGACCTTCCGAGGCAGCGCCGATGAGGCGACGCTTCGGGCTCACCTGTCCGAGATTCTTGGCGTGGTCAACGAGGCCGCTTCCGACCCAGGCACGGCCCTGAGCGAGAGCGCCTCGGAGGCGTGGCTTGTCGAGGCGCAGCAGCAGACCAGCCAGGCTGTTGCCGACGCCATCAAGACCATGATCCAGGAACCCCTGAAGGAGTTCGCCGAGTCTTTGGCGAACATTGAAGGTATACTGGCTCGTGGGTCCTCGCTGAAGAGCAACACGCTCAACAGCCTGCGCGCCTCGTTCGAGAAGCTGCAAGGTTTCTCGTTCATGGCTCCTAACGACCTGAAGCAGCGCCTGCGCAATGCCGCTGCCATCATCGGAGCTGTCGATACGAAAGATATCAACAGCTCCGAGACTGCCAGCCGAGAGCTGGCAGGTCACTTCAAGAACATCCGCGAGGACCTGACTTCAGAGGAGACGCACAGTGCTGTCTTCGGTCAGTTCATGCGTGGGTTGGACCTGTGATTTTGGTTTTTGTTTTGTCTTAGCGTTAACACTTTACAAGGAAGAAGGATTCCCATGTCTCACACCGCCACAATCCAGACCCAGATTTCCGACCGCGAGATCGCCAAGAAGACTTGCGAGGAACTCGGCTACGAGTTCATGGATGTCAAGAAGGTCAGCCTGTTTCAGAGCGAGCACAAGAACCTGCAATGCGAGTTCGCTTTCAGGCCTAAGGGCTGGCAGTATCCCGTGGCCGTTATGAAAGACGGCTCGGCGATGCTTGATAACTACAACGGCCAGTGGGGGGAGCAAAAAGCTTTTGACGCTTTCCGTCAAAAGTATGCGGAGAACGTAGCCGTGGAGCACGCGCAGCGCCAGGGCTACCGAGTCCTGCATCGCAGCCTGAACACGGACGGCACTATCCAGATGCGTCTGGGCCGCTAACGTGTTGGTCACGGTCATAGCCAGTGAGCGGGTTTTGTCAGCTGTCTGCACAGACTGCTACCTGACCCACAAGGAAGTCAGGGCATGGCCGTTGACGGGTTACAAGCCGAGGGGGCGTAGTCGAGGCGTTCTGGTCCCGCGAGTGGAACGCTTCCACGCCCCCTCGACCCCCACCATTGGCGTATTCGAGAACAATCAGTCTCTTGAGCTTGTATGGCAGGAGACTTTCGGAACGGCCCTGTACGCAGCTATAGGGCCGTGTGGGGCGTCGCTTAGACAAGCGATTGCCCTGCGAACACTAGAATATCTAAGCGGTGACTTGGACTACTCGTACAGTGTTTACGTCAACAACGAGCGACTCAGCATAAGGATAAAGAAAATGGCAGCAGAAATTATCGTGACGATCAGCCCGACTGGCGACACCAAGGTTGAGGTGGAAGGCGGCTCTGGCGGCAGTTGCACCAATCTGACCAAGGGTTTGGAGGAGGCGCTCGGCAAGACCACCGAGCAAACCTACAAGCCAGAGTTCTACAACAAGCCCCAGGACCAGCGCATTCAAACCCGTCTGTGAGGTAGCGATGCTTATTGAAGTCCGACCTGACGGTTCTCTGAAGATGCTCTACGACGATTCCCTGAAGAGCCTCATGGAGCAGGGAAAGACAGAAGTCAAAAGGGCATCTGACGTCGAACCTGACGGAAAGGGCGGATGGACCGCCGACCTAACACGGGTCGGCGGTCCTATTCTTGGCCCTTTCAACCTGCGCGAAGAGGCACTCGACGCAGAGAAGAACTGGTTGTGGGACAACAAGTTTGGAGACAAGTAATGGTATCGATCCGCAACTACGACTCAGCTTCTTCCAGATTACTTGTGTCCCAGGCGCAGTCGGCTGAAGAGCTGCGAAAGACACTGGAAGACCTGCACGGTAAAGACAACGTGTTTACCACGGCTGAGGCTACTGAAAAGTTCAACTTCAAGGCTTTTCACGCGCCTACTGTAACGGTAGAACGTAAAATAGATGGCGTGGTTGGAGTTCTTGAATTCACCCATTCGCCGCGATTCTATTTTAACTTCAGGAGCAACTGACATGAAAGCCAGGTGGATGCAGATTAGCCCGCAGGATTTCGAGGCTGTGGTAAGCCTGGCTGTGACAGTGCTAAAAAGAAGCCCGATGAAAACGCTAGGCTTGCTGAAGCGTTGCCTTCCAGGCGGGCCACGCGACCATGCGGCTGTCGTAGTCGAGGACGACGAAGGCAGCATCATCGGCTACACACTGTACCGGCACAACGACAAGGAAATCAAGATTAAGCACGTCGCTGTGCATGAAAATGACCGCCGCCAGGGTGCGGCTAAATCTTTGCTAAACTGGATTATAGAAAGCTATCCAGACACTAAGAAACTCATCCTGGCTGACGTGTCTGAGAACAACACAGCGGCACAGAAGCTGTTTGCTTCCATGGGTTTCAAAGCACAGCTAGTGAGGAACGATAAGGATGACGGAGACAAGTATCGTTTCAGTTTCGACCCCAGTAAGGGACGAGTCAAAGAGAAAGTCTGATGACGTGTTCGTCAGCTTGTATATCGACTTGAACAAGCTGCACGACCAGAAGAAGCTGCTGCTGTCATTGTCCGAGATTCTAAAAAGAAGCCACGCCCATCTTTTGGAGGGCGTGGTTCAGATGATTGACGAGATTCAGGAGCAGGTCGAGGAAGACAGGCTTACTTCGCAGCCCTGTAAGCCTCGGCCATTTTCAGCAGCACGTCCTTCTTGACAGACGCTTCCTTTCCGAAGGGCTTGACGTTGGCGGCTTCAGCCAGACGCTCAAACATACGGGCGTCTCCGCGAGGCAGCGTGCGCAGCTCTTCGGCAAGCTTCTCGGTGTCCAGCATCAGACCGCCAGCAGAAACCCTGTCCACAAACTCCGACCCAAGGATGTCCCTGAGCCCGTCCACGGGCAGGGCTTCCAGGTCGGACTTCTTGTAGAAGCTGCCTGTGGTCAGCTGGACGCTGTCGCTATCAAAGTCGCTAGCTTGCTTGACCGTGAACTGGAACAGGTCTTCAGGCTTGCCGATGGAGGTAATGCGCTGAAGCCTGTACTCGCGGTCAATCTTATCGATAAGACTGGCGATCTTGGTCATGCTGCCCATGTCGTGGGCGTACTCTTTGTTGACCAGCAAAGCTTCGGCTGTCTTGGCCAAAGTCTTCTGGACATCCAGGTCGCGACCCAGTCGGCGCAGCACAACAGCCCGCTTGTACAGCAGCTCGGCGGCGTTCTTGGCGCTACCCAGCGCAGCCCCAGCCTGCTTGTACAGGTAGGTCTTGTCAGACTCGGACAGGCTTTCTGACATGCCAACCTTCAGAATTTTCTGGGCAATCTTGACGCGATCCGAGTAAACAAAGTCGTCGCGGTATTTTTGCAGATACTCGCTGGCAGCTTTGACTTCGCCAGAGTTGCGCAGAGGCATATGGCGCTCTTTGGTGCCATTGTCGTATGCGACAACAAAAGCGAACTTCTCGTCTGGAAGGGTATCGAGGTTATCGGAGTTCATGGCAGCGTGTTTTTCAAGCAGGTTATCAACATGCTTCTTGATACCGAAAAAGCTAGCTGCCTTGACAATACGCTCACGAATGTGGGAAGCTTTTTTACCGAGGCTTCCTTCGTTATCCAGCAAGTACATCATGGAGACGTAGGTGGCTGGAGCCGTGTGACACGGAAACGAAAGGGTGGTGGGGTCGGCGAAAGCTGTCGGATTTCTTTCTTCCGCCACGTAATTGATGGCAGTCGAAGAAGCAGCCTTAACAAACTCAGGCGCTCCGTAAAGCTTAACCAGCCTGTGTAGGGTTTGGCCGTTAGCATCACCCTGCTGGTCGAAACGGATATTACTCATGATTAGAGCCACCTCGCCTTTGCTTGAACTGGTCAAGTGGGAACCGCTTATTAGACGTTTCGGTTTTGCCGAAAACGTTAATGCCTTACCAGCGTTGATCGACTGCCCATTCTGTGGGGGTGTTAAAACAAACACCCTTTACCCTGATCCATTCTACAGCAGCGTGTGGTTCCACTGCAATAATTGTAAAGCAGCTGGCGATCCTATCATGCTGGTCGCTAAAAAAATGAACGAGGATATAAGAAAGACTGCCTTCAATCTGAAGGCTGTCGATCTGATTGAGCCGTACTTTTACTTTACAGCTGCTTTAGACATATATCAATATAAGTGCTACAAAGCGCAGCTCAAGCACAATGCGTTCTGGGAAAAGTGCAGAACCAGCGATCTGATATTCACATCAGCAGATATACGGGCCATCTGCGAAAAGCTGGGTATCGCCACTCCCAAAGACGCAGCCTCCTGGCAGCGAGGCATGGGCAGGCTCATCGGCTTCGCAACCAAAGAGGACGCGGAAGCTGCCACGGCTCCTCCCAAGATGCACGAAGAGGAAGACCCGACCGAGTACAAGCGACACTCGGGCGAATACCGAACGTTTGTCGGAAAGCATTGGCAAAAGGTTGTGGTAGTGCCGTTCTTCGACCTGCCTGGACGCATTAGGGAGTTCAAGTTTATCAGCCTGCACGAAGGCAAGCTGGTTTACGCCAACAAGGTTCTGCACCACCGAAAGATACACCAGAAGTCGGCATCCCTGTCGTTCTTCGACCAGATTGTCAAGCACACGGCCCACGAGGACCTGGTGGTGCTGGACACGCTGGAAGCTGCCATACGGCTACACGCCAAGCAGCTGCGCGAGGGTAAACCCCTGCTTCCTGTCGTGTCGATAGCTGACCTGAGCCAGCTGGACTTTCTCAAGGCGCTGTTCCCCTTTAAGTTCACGCTTTGCAATCCCAAGCTGGGCATCGAGACATTTCCAGCAATCAAGGCGTCCAAGTCGCGTGTTTACGTGGATGGCGGCAGCGACACTGTTTTAGCTAGAACCTCTAGCAGCGTCTGGCTCGACGCGGTGCGGTCTGGCTCTAAGGACTGGAAGCAGGTGTTGGAGGACTGGCTCGGCACAGTGCGCCTGCCTGAGCAGCAGGCCACGGTTGGCAACATCGAGTTCACCAGCGGCGACCTACAGGACATACAGTCTGGGGTTTACCCCAGGATTTACTCGACGCTGGAAAGCCTGGACAAACACAACAGGCGTGTCGTCACTGTCATGGGTGAGAAGTTCTACCAGACCAGCGAAGGCTGGTTGCTGATGCAGGAGCACTCGATTGTTTCTGCGGCGATAGTGGTAATCCAGGCTATATTTAACGATAGAGAAGGCAAAGAAAAAATAGCAGGATATGTTCAATACAAGGATAAGCGCTATTCCTTCTTCAAGTTTGCCCAAGAGCTAAAGGACTCAGGCATAGATTTCATTCAAGGCGTTTTGGTCGAGCACAACATCACAGGCGTGGACACTGACAGGCGGTTCAGCCGGTTCCTGTACGACATCGCTGTGGCTTTTCACACGCCCAGGGTTGTGCATGTGTCAGACAACTTCGGCTGGAGCAGCTCTGAGCAGGTGTTCCGATTCAAAGGCTTTTCTATCAGCATCGACGGAGAGCTGGTGCTTGACGAGATGGCGGTGCTGCAAAAGACCGTAGCGCCAGGATCGAATATCCTGCCTCCAGACGATCTAAGCAAGCCGACGCTGTCAGACTTCCTGGCGGTGACCGACGATGCGCCGATGAACTCAACGTTCTGGCTGCTGGCAGCTTACACAGCCAGGGCCGTGCTTGGTCCTGCCATAGGCCTCAATCCGATGCCGTGTTTCTTCTCCACAGCTAAGCAGTCAGAGGAGCTAATCCACAAGATATGCAGCTGGCTCGGCATAGTCGAGGAGGACGGCGAGAAGTTTAGCGACTCCAGCAGGCGCTGGCCTATGCTGCTGCCCTCGAACCATAGGCGCAGGCTGAAAAACTCGTTCGAGGTCTGGCTCGTTGCAGACGCCAAGCCAAACTGCCTCATCGAGCTGAAACCTCAGGAAGTCGCCATGGTGCGTCTACTGAAGAACTACACGGTCATGAATCTGGACGCCTCACTACGCGGCCTGAACAACATAGCGTCTTATCCCAAGATGCTACCTCACTTCCTTCTGTGGGCTTTGCAGACGCACGGCCTGAAGCTGCCGCCCAGGGAGAACACGTTACTAAGCGTGCTGGAACGCATGAAGGAGTGGCTGCGCGTCAACGGCTGCGAGAACACAACTGCGCTCGATGCCGCCGAAGAGCGAATCAGCATCGACGACAATAACTCGACCGAGACGATGCTGGAGTGCCTGGCTGGCATTTGCCGACAGCTGGTGCAGGCCAAGGAGTTGCGTAGCGGCCTGAGCTTTGTCAACAACGTGTGGCTCAAGGATAAACACGTATTGATCGACAAAGCTAAGATTCTCAAAACCTACCAGGAGATAGGCTTCAAGTTCATAGACCACCTGGAAATCGGAGATCGCCTGCGTGACATGTTTCTGCCTGAGCACTGCCCAGCGGACAGGTGGATTGTCTCCAGAGAATGGTGGGACGAGCAAGTGGTAGAGTATGTGCAGAACATCGAAGCCAACAGACCCATCAAGAGAAGGAGACCCAAGCGTGCCTAAGCCCCCAGAGAATCCAGACCACTACGACGGCTACAGGGGAGTCACCTGCATAGAGGCTATTCGCAATGCCTTGACAGAGGATGAGTTCAGGGGTTTCCTGTGGGGCAACGTTCTTAAATATATGTGGCGTTGGCCCAAGAAGAACGGCAAGATCGACCTGAAGAAAGCCAGGTGGCTGATAGACAGGCTGATTGAGCTTGAGGACGAGAAGGAAGCTACTCAGCCTCCCAAGTCGTAGATGGGTTAAGATGGCGTTCCATCTCATCTGAAATAATGAACTTGTTGGGCGTGTTTAGGCTGGGCCACGAGTTAGTCGTGTACCACAGGCCGCACGCCCCGATGTTAACGGCTTGAGCGAAGTCATCGCTCAGCTGCGGATTGCGCGTGATGGTGTAGATGTCCGACCCGATGCGCGTCTCGGTCTTCTGCTCGACTAACGCCAGGAAGTCGTGAATCAGACCTGGGTCATCGGTCGAGCGATAATCGTACTTGAAGAACCGAATCTTCTTGAGCTTGATGGCCGCGCAGACCGTCAGCAGCGAGCGAGTCTTGTCCACTCGGTAGTAGGTACGTGGGTTGTTGGCCGTAGGCTTGACAACCGACATGATCTTGGCCGTCGCAGCCCGCACGTACTGGATGGGAATCAGCCGGTTGTACGGCACTCCAGCCTGGCACAGAAAAGTCTCACGCAGAGCGCCCGCTCCCGTGTAATCGTGCGCCAGGAACGAGCACTTGAATATGTTGTAAAACTCCAGGCACTGTTTAGCTTCTTCGATATGGTCGTGCGGCGTCATGAGGCGTTTGCCCCACAGCACATCAATGGTGCCGTTGTTGGTGATTCCCAGAACGACGGCGACGGTCAGGCTGATGCCTTCTTCTCCGCCGCCACCCCAGTCAACCGCGAGCATAGTGTGCCGGTACTTCTTGAAGTCCACGGGACACTTGCGCGGGTTGCGCGAGTCGTTATCGTGCTGGAGCGTGCAGGCGTCCTGCAACTCGTACATCGACACCAGCTGAACGCCCGTGCCGCAACTTTCGCCGAGGACTTCATTCATGTACTTCTCAGGCGTGTAGTTGCCATAGCCCTCGCGCTTGGCCAGCAGCTCGCCCCACTTCGCCCTGTCGGCGTAGTGGATATGCATGATGGGCTGAGGAACGTGGTAACCGGCAAACTGGAAGCGACGCTCGGGGTACCTGTGAATCCAGCGACCGTCGCCAGGATAGATAACCCTGGAGCACTTGGCGCAGACGGTGCCTGGTCTCGTGTCGCAGATGTCGTCGCTATATGGACCGATCATCTTTTCCAAGTCGTGTCTTATCGATGAGACATTCAACTTCTTGCACGACCGGCACGGAATGCACCATTCGGCTTGCGAGCTCATCAGCCACAAACCTTCTATGGTGTTCTCGGGCGTCTTTGGCGTGCCAGAGAACGAACTCAGCGCCCATTTGCTAGCGGACATGGTCTCTTTGATGACGGGCAACAGGTCGCGGTTCATGTCCTGAACCTCGTCGATAACGATTCTGTCTGCTCGGATACCGCGAACGCGGTCTGCATCCAGTGATGCGAAACTGAACTGCATCATTGAATGGTTACGGAAAGACCTCTGGAGAACGGAGTTTTCCGTATTGTTCCCCAACCACAGGGAACGTATAGGCGACTGTTCAACGAACGGTCGCACATAGTTGTTCGACAGACGCCGCACCTGCTCGAACAACGGGGTAATGTACAAAGTGCGGAAGTACGGAATGGAGGTGCAAGTTATGACACCGTGAGCAGAGCCGACTGTAGACTTGCCCACCTGTCTACCAGTTTTGAGCACTGTGTTCTTCGGCATTCTGACGTAGAACAAAGTCTCGAACTGGAAGTGGTTGTCAAGTGAATATGGCTTCCCGTCCAGAGTAAGGACGAGAGGCAGAAGTGGAGAGAAGTTGGGTATGCGTCCCTGCTTGATGATGTCCAGAAAGACGTTCATTCTTTCGCTGTCGGATAGCCTGCTCATTTCTTTCTGAACTAGGCCTTTGACGATGTCGTTTTCGGGGGAGTCCATATGAAGAACAGCCAAGACGAGGAAGGGTTTGTTAAAAGTCTATTCAATGATACCAACAATATCATTATTGAGTGTTGGCCTGTTATACTGGTGATTGTGATAATTCTGTATTGGGCCTCATAGGTATGTCATATGACCAGTCGCTCACCCAGACGTTGGCTTGAAAGGCGGGGGCTTGTAGGGACCTATCGCAAGCCCATGAGTACCGTGAGTCTTCCAGCTCTTAGGCTGAGAGATTATCCACTGGAGCCGCCTTTACCCTCCGCGACTACCCAGGGTTATACCCAAGGAGAACCGGTGCCGGATAGAGCCACATCTGCTGAGTGGCCAAACTAGCAGGAGCTACCTTGCTAGGCGATCTGGGCGGAATCTTTATCTTCACGCTGGCCGGTTGTGCTTTGCTTTGTTTCGTAACCGGCGGCTTTGTACCTATCGTGTTTGCTGGTGTTATTCTGTACTGCACGCTTTATAGCTTTTCATACGTGCAGGACAAAACCAAGTGAACGATGCGGCCAGGGGAGACCCTGGCCGCTAGTATTTACAGGAGCCTTATGAGCGAACAGCTTGAAACGGGTTTATGGAAAGCCCAGTGCGAGTGGCACTTACGGAGAAGGACTCTCCTTACGAAAAATGATGCAGACATCAGCGAAGAAGAGATGGAGCGTGCGATCCAAGCTGGCCTGTCGCCTCTTGAGTTTGTACGCGAATTTATCGAGGACCGTGACCTTGATGACTGCGTCGAACGTCCAGAAGTCGGGCCGTCCAGCGCCTACTGGCGAGAGTGGGAACGGCAGAATCCGCTACCGAGTTTACACCCAGCTGGAAACTGACGCTGGCTATCTGGGAAGAATCCTGGAAATGGCCATCGACGGAGCGCACCTGGCTGAGTATTTATACAAGGGCACGGGAAGTTACTTTGTTCTGGACTTCCCAGAAGAGTACGAGGACAAGTTTGAGCGACTGCTGTCATTCAGCAGCTCGGTCAAATCGTATCACCTGCAAAATCAGAAGGAAGGAAAAAATGAACAAGTACTATGACTACCAACGCGCCGTTGTGCTCCCTGTCAAGGAATTGATCAAACAGATCGCAGAGAAAATTGACGGCCTCACGTTTTACGAAGAGTGTGTAAAGCCTGAGTCAAAATATGGAGACTATGCTGGCTTTGTTTTTCGGCTGGTGGAAACCTGGAGGAAGTTTTGCTCTCAAGAGTTCTTCGAGGTAAACTACTCTACCGACTACGTCTTGGCAGTGAAAGACGACCTAGACGACGCTGAAAGCGTTGTCTTTGTGTGCAGCAAAGAAACTGTCAAGAAGCCTGAAGAAGTTGCGTAGGAGATAGCCTGATGACTCAGCCCATGGCTTTTGTATTGTGCGTGTTAGGTTCCAAAGCCATACTCGACGTCTGGTTTGATGGATCAATATTCGCATACTACAGAGCCTGGGCTGAGTTATTCAGAGACGAAGGCAAATGGTGGGTAACTCGAAAGTTCGGTGAGCTTCTGTCTTGTCGGTTCTGTTTTTCATATCACTCGTCTCTCTGGCTAACTCTGCTGTGCCTCCCTATATTACCTTGGTGGTCGGTCATACCTTGGTGGTTGGCTGTGCGCACAACAACAGGGTTCTTAGATACCCTGGAAAGTCTTACCGACAAGACAGAGGACGAACATGTCAGAGATGCTGCCGGTCCAGAAAACCCTGACCCACTTCGAGGAAGCGACCAAGGCGGGCTTTTCGACTGACCCGTACCTGGACACGGTAGCGATTGTCTTTAACTGGAAGGTCGGAAATACCGACCTTCCTTTCGGTTTGTTGCTGGGCCGAGATGGCTCGGTCAGCAACCCCACCAGCTTGGTCGGCATCAGCGGACAGACGTCCAAAATGCTGATGCACCAGGCTGCCCAGATTAACCAGATGTTTGAAGCTGCGGACATTGCCGCAGCAGAGCTGGCCCAACAGATAGAGGCATTAAGGAAAAAACATGAACACGCAAGTGAACACGTTCCACGAAGCGGTGAGGATCAAGGCTGATTTGGCAAAGATATCGTCGTTCCAGATCAGCTCAAGCGATACCGCCCAAGGTGTTCTAACCAAGTCAAAACGCGCCAGAGTCTGGCGCGAGACCAGCCTGAGCAACAAATGGCCCAGCTGCGTCATCGTTGGTGCTGACACTCCCAAGCGCCTGCACCTGGTGAACGAGACATCCAATGAAGTTATCAAGAAAGTGGACTTGCCTGGCAAAGTGCTGCACGTTGCCATTCACGAGAATTTCTTTGGCAACGGCCAAATCCTGGCTTTTTACGAAGACCCTGGCAACCCTTTAAAGTTTCACGCCTGTATTCTAAAGTACGACGCTGAGAAAAAGTCTTTGCGGCGTTACCCAGACATATTGTTCGACACGTTTTGCGCTAATCCGTCCTACGTAGACCAGAAAACGGGAGAGACGGTAAAAGGTTCCAGGCTAGACAGCCAGGACATATTCGCAATGTCAACTCTAATGATGGGCGATCTGTCGATTACGCCAGACGAGTTCTTCACCAGCGACTGTAAGAATATGACCAGGGCGCTGTCGCATTTTTCTTTCAGAAGCTGGATAGGCGCAGACGAATGCTCTGTTACAGCCCAACACGTCGTAGCTAGAAACATGTCAGCAGCTCGCATAGTTCAGTTTTTCAAACACAGCTACAACGGTTACAGAAACAAGTTTATTCAGCTTAGTGAGTTGAATCTGGTAAGCAGGTATCGTCGGGGAACTTGCATGCTGAGCGCTTCTGACTCAGCTAGGTTGAATAGCAAGTTCATCCACACCAGCCGCAGGACGCTGCTTGAAATAGACTCGAATCAGCACTGGGTGTGTATGCTGCTTCGAAGCTGCGACTCGCAAAACACGATGGGCAAGGAAGCTTACGGCTTTTTCCCATACCGCAACCCATCGATTCGTTATTCGGAGTACGCCTTGGAAAAGGCGATGATGCTCTTCAAATTGCCAGACGACACTTTGTCTCTGTCTTGCAGCAGGAACAAAGTGTATGCCGCTGTCAATAATGAGGTGCGGGTTTACGACGACTTCCAAAGAATTTACACCGAAGCTGTTTCGACTAACAAAGGTGTGATCAACGAGGAAGACAGAAAAGCTACCGTCAAAAGCCTGCTACCCACCGACCCTGCTGACGTTAGCTACTACAGCCGGTCGTGGGAAGACGTGCTCAAGCATAACTACACGGGCAGCTTGGACAATGTTAACGAATTGAATCTGGGTGATCCAGCAACTGTCTACACTTTCGCGGATGAGAATGTCGCCAGCGTATCAGTACAGGGTTCTGATCCTTTCGAGATGATGTGCGTGCATACTCTCCGGTTTGGAGAGCTTAGCCAGAACAGGCAGCACAAGTCTGATGCGCTTTATGTTTACTTGGGTGGGCGTTTGATCTTCAAGAAATCTTTCTCAAACGGAATTACGGACTTCCGATCCTCCGTTGTTAGCATTACGGAGGAAAACAACAGGGATAACTGTTTCCCTGGCACCTCCGTCAGAGAGGTGTGTGTCACCGTGTGCCTTGACGAGAAGGTGTTTATGAGTTTTGATATCTTTCCAGAAAGGAGTACGGTAACTGTTCGAGATATACAGAGAGAGCAGGTTCAGACCAGGACGGTCTCTGCGCCGCAGTTGTCGCGGTTTATCGACTTCTAAAAGGAGTAAACATGTTCAGCTTGAGGAAAGAGAAGACGGTTACGCAACCCATCCCAGCGCTGGCAGCGCCAGACGTTGTTACGTCACAGCGGCTGGATAACCTGGAAAGGAGGCTGCGGGCGCTGGAGGATCACTACACCGAGCTGGAGCACAGCATCGCCGAAAAGGAGCAGAGCTTCAAGGAAGCCCTCGAGGCGTACAAGTCTGAAGTAAACTCCGTAATCAAGACATTCACGGAGCGTGTGATGCACGTTGACAAGGAGATTGTCACAGCCTCACACTACGCAGTAAAGAAGGACGAGCTGTTCAAGCTGATTGTCAAACTCTCCGATACCATAAACGGTATCAAGACTGACATGGAACTGCCCTTCTGATCTAAGACCGTGCGGAACCGGCATTCCGCACGGTCTTGCCACTGTAGCTCAACGGTAGAGCTCTGGTTTTGTAAACCAGGGGTTGTGGGTTCGATTCCCATCGGTGGCTATATGTTTTTAACTGAAAAGGAGTTTTTATGAGCTGGGCAACTTCCGCAGGAGTTAGAGTTTTAAGAGGCCCTGAAAAAGAATTGTTTCTTTTCGGCGCATTCTGTCTTTATGACACTATACTACTCTATACAGATTTAAAAGAAGACGATGAAAATGAACCTGTCTCCGTTGATTATTGTTCAGAAGTTTTTAACAAAATGCCAGACGAAGAAAAAATAGTAAATTTAGCTTATGTGGTCAAAGAACTTGTAGATGAAACAGAACCAAAAGAACTGTACGCGTGGTCAGAGGCTATAGTACACGCTGTGTTTTGCATTTTAAAACAAACGGTTAACGACGAAATAGAGCTATATGATCCTAAAACGAACAAACCTCAATACGCAACTTGGAAAAATAAATCACTAAGACATTGGTTAAACAAGTGTAATATCAAATACTTAGACAAAGAAGTAGAAATAACTGGAATTAAAGACACTAATAACGAAGCTTGGGAAGAAGTAATAGAGTGTATGCAAGAAAGAATACTTTGGGACGATGATTTTAATATGGAATATATTTATTTTGAAGCGTCTCAAGAAGGCAGAATAGCGGTTAACCAAGCTTTAGGTATAGAGCCTAATTATTTTGTAAGCGTAGGATTACCAGCGTCAGAAGATAACGTACGCAGAGCTAACGTTTATTTTGAAACTTTAGAAAACTTATCTTAAACCAAGGCTTTCGTAGCCCAACTGTATAGAGCAACGGATTTCTACTCCGTAGGTTGTGGGTTCAATTCCCGCCGAGAGTATTGACTACGGTATTATATTCGATACCATAGTCTGACTGGACCTGTAGCTCAGTGGTACGAGCGGACGTCTTATATACGTCTGGTCGCAGGTTCAATTCCTGCCAGGTCCATTGCAGGCAAGTATTCCTTGTCTGTTTTTTGTTTGTTCCAGGAAGGTAGTTAAATGCGTAAGTTTGCTTTGATTGCGGTTCTTGCTTTGAGCAGCGCTAACTTTGCAGTTGCAGGGCCCTTAGACCGTATTCGCGAGCGTCGTGAGTCTCGGGTTGAAACCCGTCACCATGAGCCCGTGTCTGTGGTGGTGGACAAGAGCGGCAAACCCGCCCTGTTGCTGCGAGATGGGACACTGGCTCCTATCACCAGCAAGGATGGCAAACTTAGCGCCACGATTCCCGCCAAGGAGAAGGGCGTTAAGGTACACCAGAGTGGCAAGCAGCCTGACATTCAGCTGAAGAACTGACTGCTTTGCCGTTAGGTTCCTTAGTTCAAGGATGGTAAAGAAAGGAATTTAGTATGCGTAGTCGCGTTGCGTTTGCAGCTTTGTTGGTTATGACCAGCGTTTCTGTTGTTTCTGCCGGACCATTCGGACTGGTTAATCGCAGAACATATGGCACCAATAACGCGCAACAAACCAATCGCCCGTTTCTCGGAACAGCGCAGCACGCAGCCAATTACATGGCCTCGCTCTGCCGCATCGGCCACTTCGGCGGCAATAGCGGCTATGAAGGCGTGGGCTGTGGGGTCACCCCGCACCAGGCTGAGATGAATTGCTGTTTTAGGCATAAGTGGGCACCGCGTGAAGTCGGAATCGCGCAAGGGGCAAATGGCATGTTCTACGCATGCTGCCGATACTAAGATTCGGTCAGGTTTTTGACATAAAAACTTGACATAAAACCTGAATAAGCTTATCGGGGGAAAGAGCGCAAGTTCTTTCCCCCGAGGCTTTTATGTATGTCATTTTGTGTTTCTCTTCGGCCATAGCCCTGTATGGCCTGCTCAGCTGGTTGACCTACAGCCAAAACCTGAGAAACGCTTGGTTTGTCTTTCCGGCTACTTGGGTTTTAACTCTAGCGACCGCAACACTGTGGGTCTTACTGGTAAGACACTTAAACGACACGAAACGAATCGTGGCGGCATCGCTGATCTGGGACCTAATCATAACAGTCATGTACTCGGCGCTACCGCTGATGCTAACTGACAAGAAAATAAGCGTTCAAGCTCTTGTCTGCTTAGCCGTAGCGGTAGCAGCGATAGTGGCATTCAAAGCCTACAGCTAGGAGTTCCAATGATCAAGGATGAGAAGCAGCTTAGAGAAAAGCTGGAGAAGTGGCAGCAGGTGCATTACAAATTTCACGAAGACGCTTACAAAGCAAAAAGAGAATCACTCCGCAACGAACACGAAAGCCTAGTTGCGGAGTTGAAAGTCTACTGGAACGACCACAAGAAAGTTTTAAAAGACTTGAAGTGGGTCACGTATATGTTTGAAAACATGCTAACCACCTGTCCAACCAGCGTGCTGCGTATGCACGTTGCTGACTGCATACACGAGTGGGTAGGGTTCATCGATAAGAAAGGCAATATTAAAAATGCCGAACTGGTGCGAAAACGATCTACTAGTAAAGGGAAAACCACAGGTAGTGCTGAAGCTGCGCAAGAGAATTAAAGGAGAAAGCGAAATAGCGCTAGACTTTGAAAAGATAATACCGACGCCGATAACTATAAAGGACACAGTTTCAGGAAGCCTAGAGTCAGTTTATACAGCGTTGTTTGGTACAGAAGAGGACGTGCAAGAAGTTCTCAATAAGTACGACGGCGACAAAAAAAGAAAAATAAATCTGGCTGTTCCAGAAGCTCTAACCATAGCTTATCCAGAAAATAGACTCAAAGCTTTCTTGGCAGTTATCGGAAGTCATGCGTCTATTGACGACGGCAGCGACACGCTGACAGAAGAAAAGGTCATGTCGTACGAGCGTATGGCTAACAATTACAACTTCAACATGAAAACGTATGGCGTGCTGAACTGGTACGACTGGCGAGTTAAGAACTGGGGCACAAAGTGGAACGCCGACTGTTCTGGTTCCAGCTACCAGGAAAAAGACGGCAAGTCTATTTACGGTCTCAGCTTCAGTACAGCTTGGTCTCCGCCAGAACCTGTAATTCGAGAACTGGCCAAGCAATACCCCGAGCTGCTTATACAGCTACGGTACTACGAAGGCGGCATTGGGTTCCAGGGCCGTCTGCGTCTCAAGGGCGAAAAGTGTTACGAAGACAGAACTTGGGACTACTGCGGTAGTCGAGGAGGATAAGCATGGACGATGCAGCGTTGGAAGACTTGGTCAACGACATTTTGGAAGGCTTGACCGAGGACAAGAAAGACCTGGTCAAAAAGCTGGCCAGGCACACGAACAACCTGAGGCACACGGTAGGGGAGCTGAGCGAAGGGCTGGAAGAGGAAAGCCTGCTCGACCAAGTCAACGAAATCCTGGGGTACGACCAATGAGCCTAAAAGTACCTGCCGAAAGAATCAGCTGGCTGCGCGGATACTCGGAGAAAAATCCTGAAGCCGTCAAGGGCTGGGATGTTTACGAGTATGACTACGGCGGAATCGTCGAGATCACCGTTGTCGGTGACGGCGTGACAGACAAGGAAAAAGAACTTACCGACTGGTTCTACCACTGGTATGACCCAGCCGGTTACGGTTCAAGCGTCAGAGCAATCAACAGCGAAGGCAAGACTGGCCTTCTGTTCCACAGATTCAAATCTTGCGACTAATACAAGAACAGGACCGCAACTCAGAAGAACAGGAGATTTTAAAATGTCTACCAAAGTCGTCGTGCCGAACGGTTCTTACTCAGACGAAGCTCGCAAACTTCACCTGTCAATGATTGAAAAATTCGCGCCTGTGCCTGTGGAAGATTTTGGTAATGTCAGGATGGTTTGGCTAACTCAGGAATTGGCAGACTATATTCTCAGCCTCAACACCAACAACCGCAGGCGGGATAAAGCCCGAGAGGAAGATTACGCTGAAGAGATGCTGGCTGGCCGCTGGAAAGTTAGTAATGACGCTATCTGCGTCTCGTACGATCTTATCGTCACGAATGGCCAAAGCAGGCTCTATGGATTTAAACTCAGCAAATTGGAAAAAATACCGATCATCCTGAAGTGGGACGCTCCGTGGGAAGAGTTTAAGATCATGGACAAACCGCGTTTGCGCAGCAACGCGGTCTCCAACGGTATCGACAAGGCTCACGACGAAGTGTGTACCTTGTTCTACAGAACTATGACTGGTCTAAGCAGAACAAAAACTCTGGTCAGCGGGGCTATCGCTGAACAGATTTCAGAAGCGTATACCGCTTCCTGCTTAGGAAATAAGTTTATAAGCGGAAGTCCTTCACGAGGTTTGCGCTCAGCGTTTGTCTACGCCTGGCTTCTTGCAAACGGAGATATGCACAAAAGGCAGTTAGCTTTAGATAAGTGGCTTCTTTTGACCCAGGAAGAGTTTCAGGAAAGCCTAATAAGCAACCCTGAAGAAACACCTTTGATGGCTGAATTTAAACGCATAACCAGCAAAGCCACGTCCAGCGAGTTTAAGCTTAGCCAAGATTTATTTTTGAAGGCTATTCCAGTGTTTACCCAAGAAGACCAGAGCAGTAGGAAGTTAAAGCCAGCTAATCTCGAACAAGTCAAACAAACTTTGAGTAGCCTTATCAGCCTGAATGTTTAAGTTAGCGTCAATTTAAACAACCACAACACGAGGAATCAAGGATGAACATCTCTACAGACAACATCAATATCGAAGACAGCTACGTAATTTTAAACAACTACATCAACAACAAAAACTGTGACTTCAACAACCCTATATCAATTAACGGTAAAACCCGAAAAGGTAAAGAGTTTAGTAGAAAGGTCACAGACGAGTATTTCGTTTACGTTTGGACAATGTTACACGCAGAGGGTATAGACGCAATCGCCCAAGAACTTAAAATCAGCAAGGCCTGGGTTTACTACCGGTACCTCAGGCTGAAAGAAGAAGGTGTGCCCCTAGAAGAACCTGCGTTCGATGGTCCGTGGCCCAGGGCAGACGTAGCCAAGCTGGAGGATATTATTAGATTGACCCAGGAAAGAAAAAACAGCCGGTAACGGCTAAGGTGTACGCTCGTCTAAACGGGTGTGGCGTACACAGGGCTCCTAGCTCAACGGTTAGAGCAGAGGACTCATAATCCTTTGGTTCTGGGTTCGAATCCCAGGGAGCCCAATGACCAGCGCTACAGCTCTGGTCTTGTCACCACTAAACATAAGTCAAGGAAGAGCCATGACAAAGTTCATGACTGCTAGAGACTTGGTCAACGTGTATTTTGTGAAGCCAGTCTTTCAAGAAAAGCCTACAGAGCCAAAACCAGCACAACCAAAGCCCTCAACGCTACCGGAAGAAAACAAGGCAGCAAACAGTTTCTGGGCTGTCGATCCAAGCAAGACAGCCAAGCCAGAACCAAAAGCAGAAAGCACAGCTGACTTCCAAAACATCCTCAATGAAATTGGGTGTCTAGAAAAGCTGTTCAACTTTGACGAGACCCAAGACGATATCGCCAGAAAATACGAAAGAAAAGTCGTAAGTTCTGTGTCGGTCGCTGACACCAAAAACCGAAAGACCAGGCTGGAAAAACTGGCTGAAAAGCAAAGGGTCAAAGAGTCTGAGGGAATAAACCCAGAGCACCTGGACGTCGTAAAGTACAACCAGAACAGCAAAGGTTGGGTTGTAAACGCCAGCAAAAATTACGTCCTTCTCAAGAAAAACGAAACCAGGTTCTTGATCCACACTGCGTTTCTGGCTAGATTTTTGAAGAAGCGGAAACAGTCTTCAACTACACTGAGAACTAGCAGGGACGGCAAAAAGCTGATGATGAGTGGAGTAGCTTATCCGTTCAAAGCTCTGTAAAACACCAGGCCCAGCCTGGAGACGATCACCTGTGTGGAGAGCTGGTTACATGGTCAATAGCTCTTGCAAGGGTAGGGGGTAAACTTTTCGTACCCAACGACTGGCTCTGCCGCAAGGTGTCGAGCCAAGCCACCAAAATCACCCAAGGATCGTGGGTGATGCCCTTGCAACACACAGGACGCCACCCCCACCCAGCCTTCTCGGCTGGGTGGGGTTTTTCACACAAGGAGACGGTATTGGAAATTGACAGAAAAGGCACTCCATTTCTGTTCGTATCAGACGAGGACTTGGAGCTAATAGAGATCAAACCTTCCAACATCAGTGACGACGAGTTCAAAAGAATTGTTGATAGGTTGATGGACTATTACAACGAAGGGTTCACTGACGTGCTTATCGACATAGTCATGGAAGTGTTAAACGAAAGGTCGGGTAACTAACGCAGCCAAAATGCGGAGAATAGTGACGCAAGCTCCGCAAAACTTGCGGAGGAAAACATGGACGAAGAAGACGAAGCAAAGCCAGGACTGGTTCTTACTCGCAAACCTGGCCAGAAAGTAATGCTTATGATAGGAGACGAAAAGATATGGATAACCGTGACCTGGATCGACCCGAGAAAAGTTTCTCTTCGGTTCAACGCGTCAGAAAAGGTGGCAATCTTTAGGGAAGAGCTACTGGAAGAGTCTGAAGACGATGTTGAATGAACATATTCATCCTGGACAGGGACACGCAGCTGTGCGCCAGGTATCACCTGGACAAGCACGTGGTCAAGATGCCCCTGGAATCAGCGCAGATGCTGTGTACGGCCGTTATTTTTCATGGCGGCACCGCTCCGTACAAACAAGCGCACAAGAACCACCCATGTTCAATATGGACAAGGGAGACACGTCAGAACTTCCTATGGTTGGTTGACCTGGGACTAGAACTGTGCCACGAGTACAGGTTTAGGTACGGCAAAGTCCACAAGTGTTACCACATAATCAATCAATGCTTCAGGCTGTCCAAGCACATACCTGAAAGCAGCTTTACAGACTTTGCTCAGGCGATGCCTGACAAATACAAGTGCCACGACGCAGTAGACGCTTATCGTGCCTACTACATACACGACAAAGCCAGCATGGCAGCGTGGCGAGACAGGGACATACCAGAATGGTGGAAGTATGAGCGAAGCATTCAACACGATATCGAGGTTGCTTACTAGCTTGGACAAAAAAGACGAAGCAAAAACCAAGCAGAAAAAGAAGCTAAAGAAGCCGCCATCAAACTGGAGCAATTACGGTATTATAAAATACCTGAAAGAAAACCCAGAGCTGATCGGCGATGCGGCGTTTGAGACCCCGTTGCTTGAAGAGTTTTATGAGTGCGCAAAATATGTCAGCGAGGTAAGGAAAACACCATGGCCTGAATTTGAAAGTAGGTATGTTGTACCAGTAAACGAACGGCTCGGATACTACTGGGGGTTAGAAAAATTATTTATATACTTTCAAGAAGCTTATAGCGAAAACAAACACAGCGAAGCTATAGACAAAAGCATAGACAAAAAAATACGAAAGTTCAACAAAATCATCGAGATGTGCGGCAGGCGGCAAAAGTGGTTTGCGTCTCTTTTTGGAGACGACAGAACGCACAGGGTAGTAAACGAGTTTGCTAAGGTTGTGGCGTACCTTAAAGTCACTAAAGACGATGCTCGTTTAAACGCCGCAACGGACGCGTATGCGGCTGCTTGGGATTTGATCAACACAAAGCTAGAACAAAGCAGCTTAACAAAAGAACAGTACAATGCCAGAATCGCAAGCAGGTACGAGGATACAGACGCTCCAGAGCATAAGGAAGCGAAGCGTTATAACGAAACGTTAAAAGCAAGCTTTAGGTTTGCAAACTATTTAGATGACATCTTTTTTATTTACAATGTTCGTTTAGCGGAAAACGTTGTTAGATATTTGAAAGCAGCAGTAAAGTTTTTGTCAAAAGACACAGACAGCGCGTCTTACATTGACTCGGCTACAGAAAACTTGGCAAAGTATCTCAACAAAACTGTAAGCGCCTTACCACCAGAAATCGAGAAGGGGTACGCTGAAGAACCACGTTTATGGCCTGAGTACGCATGCATATCTTTGACTTTGGATCACAAAATAAATGACTCAACTCTAAACTCTATGGCTGTGTACACAGCTGAGTTAGTTAAAGAAGCCAGCAAAGACGAAATTGGTTGGCAAACGGCGCGTAATATTTTGAGCCGAGCCGCTAACTTTTTCAAGTACATAGCCAAGTACAACAAGCGATACGCTGTGATTGAACATGCGTTCTTGCAGAAAGAGAATGTTACAGCGGCTACGGAGTACGTCAATGCCTTCAAAAGAACAAGTTAGCAAGACCGTAATACACGTAAACCAGCACGTCATCCGCGCCAACAAAAAGAAAGGAGAGCAGAAGCCTGTCTTAACAGTCAAGACAAGCAAGACCAACGTTTACGCCCACGAGGTCGAAATCTCTGGGCCTTGTAAAATAATTTATCGACCGGACAAACCACTGTCCTGCGGAGCTCGCGTCTGGATAGAGACGACGAGCCAAGTAACAACCAAGAACTTTGCTGACGTAGGACACGCGTCTAGCGAGGTGCAAGGAACTACCGATGAAAACTCTGGCGACTTGGCTGAGTGTGAAACCTGAACTGGTTATGGCGCTTTTGGAATTTTGCGACGGATGGGCAGTACTGGACTCCGAGCTTTTGAAGCAAGAAGGATTTCCAGCTTTACTGATTGATCGGGTAACCGACACACATCGAAGGAAAAGGAAAGGCAAGGCTGCCGTCCTGGACAAGAATCACGAAAAGGTTAATTCCATTCGTGGTGTGTTCTGCCTTGAACTTCTGTACGACATCGCAAAAGACTTGGAGCTTTTGAAAGCTATCACACGTGCCAGAAACAAACTGAGCCAAGAAGAACAAGCACAGATACTGGTCGGTAGTATAACTAAATATTACTCTTCAGGAGTAGTATGACCCACAGGCGGAGATGTAGAGGTTGTGCGTTTAATACACTCATCTTATTAATAAGATGAGTGTACTAGACCTTTTTTTGTCATTGTCTGGACCCAGGCAATGCAAGAAAAAAATAGAATATATTTTATTGAAAATAAAATATAATAAAGTCACAACTTCAACAGTTCCGCTTTGGGTGCGTTTGTTTGATAGTTGACGTATTCGGAAATAGGGCATACGGTTTTATGTCCCTATCTTCGCTAATTTAAACACGTCCCAGAAAGGAAGTAGGTTATGTTGAACGACCCCAAGGCTCGCAAGGCTGAGAAGATTGCGCGCAAGTGCGACGACGAGACTTTTGTCCGTGTCTGGGAAACTTACGCTTCCAAGGGCAGGCGAGCTATTGCCAACGCTCTCGGAATGGCGGTTGTTTCCGTGAACGCTCGGTACAAAAAGTTGACATCTTGCGGTGTGCGACTTTCCGAGCCGGTGCGTATCCGCCACCTGGTGGATGTCAAGAAGCTGAACCAGCTGGCCGAGCAGACTCGCCAGTTCGTTCAAGTTCAAGCACAGTCTCAGACTAGCGTTCCTGTGCCTCAGAAATCGCGCGTGGTGGTCGCGGAGGCCGTAAAGCCGCCTGTGCCTCGCCAACGGATTACGAGCGCTCTTGAGCCCGTTTCTGAAGAAGTGTGAGCCAGCTGTCTTAACAGCTAAGATTTTACTACAACAGCGTAGCCCGTCAAAAGGCTACGCTGTTGTGTTTATATTGCACAAGCTATAGGAGTACGTAAGAGGTACATATGCCTAAATCTTTGAAAGCAGAAAACAACTTAAAAAAGCTTGATAGAACTGCCCAGTTGACTGAGGGCAAACCAGAGCAGGTTGCCACTGTCTCTAGACCGCAGGCAGAAACGCAATTAGAAAAATCTGGTTTTGCGCAGGCTGAAGTCAGGCCTGCCGCCAGGACGTTTTCCACGGTTATCCCTATTCCTTCTCCCAGAGCCGAGGCCGACATGTGGCGTCACCCTGAGGACGCTGTAGCCAATCAGTGGTACGTTGCTATTTATTTCAGCGACAAAGTACCGTACCTGGCTATTTGGGACAAGCGTCTCTGGCGCGATAACCGAGGCTTGCCCGTGGCCGTGCCGATGCGTGTCAAGGCTGTGGGCGAGTTCCCCAAGCAGCCAAAAACACCCAAGAAAGACTCTGAGTAATTTCCCGTAAACCCTGTCGTCTAATTGAGGCATGTTGCGGATCAGCGTGCGCGTCGCCTGAGAGCCGCAACGAGGACACCCCCAACGCGTAAGGGGAAATGAGGGTCTGAGTCCCTCCAGGGTTAGCTTTTAAGAAAGGCAATTTATGCGTTTAGATTTAACCAAATACGATTTTAAAATTTGGATGTACGGTCCTTTTTTAAACGATAAAACCTGGAACTGGAGTGTTTCAGCTTCTCCCAGATTTGGAAATATTATCTTAGGAACGCCTGAAATTGCGTTCAAAGGTAAAATGTATCGTGATGGCTCAGATTTTTTGACAATGCTAGACGATATTAAACTAGCGATAACCGAACCGGAAAACTGGATATCTCCAGAAGTATCTGAGCACCTACTAAGACAAGACGAAGAAGAGTGGGCTAAAGAACAAAACGCGCTTGGTTACGGCGTTCAGAGCAACTCCACATGCCCTAGGTGCGACAGAGACTTGATTATGCGTGATATGAACCTTAAAGGCGAAGGCATATCGACATGCTTAATTTGCGTTGAGCACTGCGATTATGTCCCAACTGTCTACTCAAGTCCTTATCGCAAATTAGACCGAAAAGACCCTGACTCACCATAGCTGAGTTTGAAGGCAAAGCTGAAACAGATTCAAAACGTGTACCTAAGATCAAGTCTTACGAACTGTCGAGATAAGTTTCTTGACAAATAAGGAGGCACCGATGTCTTCTGACTCCGATCTAACTGACGGCGATTTGGAAGAGCTTCTCAAAGGACTCAACGAGCAAGAAGACAAACAGGTTGATGTCTCGCATCATCGGCAGAATCTTGACGAAGATTACCTCGCAATGCTTGACAAGCTCTGTTCCAAGACAACGCCAGGCCCGTGGTATCCCAGGGCTGGGGATGATGACATGTGCATGAATGCAAGATGGATTTCTACCGACCCAGGCGTAGGCTATCGACACAACGGGTTTATTTATGAACATCCATCTGACAAGTGCGTTGCCATCACTTTGTTGCAGTCTCCAAGGTTGGCAGACGTAAACGACTGCTACGACCGCAACATGGAGTTTATCTGTGAAGCCAAGTACGCAGTTCCAAAGTTGATTGCTAAAGTTCGAGAGCTGACCGAGCTATTGGCTATCGAAAGGGACAAGAATGCGCAAGGGTTATAACTTTAAACATTTGATTGAAAAGTGGGACGAGATAGTCATGCGTCTGTGCGAAGAGGTTACTCCGCATGACGTCTTGTCGGTTGTAAAAGATTACTTGAAGGTCGTGGCTGCTGACTTTGACAAAGTAGGGCTAGACCCAGACAGGTTCAACAAAGCTGTCGAGTTGCTAGACCAAGCCCTTGCCCACATTAACCCCACTGAAGAAGAGGCGCAACAGCATGAGCATGCGACAAAAGCTTGAAGAGTACGCGGAAGACACAGGTATAGAGCTTCTATTCGCGGACGGATTTGACGACGCTATTATTGGCGTCAGCGTACAGGCCTCTAAGCACGAGACCGTCGCTTACGACCACAGCAAGTGCGTAGCTATCTTGATGAAACGAGACGGCATGACCGAGGAAGACGCGGAAGAGTACATGTCTTTCAACGTCACGTCAGCCTGGGTCGGAGAAGGAACGCCTGTCTTTGTTTTGACTGACTTCAACCAGGAGTGAACATGCTTACCTCGACCAAACCCGCCCTGCACAAGGCGGGTCCTTCCTCGTTGACTCTTGAAGACCTTGTCAGCGACGAAAGCTTTGTCTGGGTAGTCTACTGGTACGAAAGCGCTGGCTTCTTGGAGGGTTTCGGTAAGGCTGTTGCCAGGGATCGTAATGGCGAGCTTTGGTACAAGTATCTCGATCACTGCTCCTGCCACGGGGTGAGGACTGAGCGGGATGACGACCAGTTTCGTCCCTGGCATAGGATGTCCAACCAGGACGTCACTGAGTTTTTCAATCCTATCCATGCCCTGTCTTCTGACGAGGACAGCCTTATTGAACACGTCAAAAAACTGATGACCCAAACCTGACGCCTTTTCCAAAGACGCCAGCTTGGGCTTTCACGGAGGTCCGTATGGATGTGGAGTTCAAGCTGGCGTCTTTTCGTCGCAGCGCGTTTTTCCGTTGCAAGTCTGTAACGCTATTCAAGAAAACCATGCGCAGCAAAAGAGAGCTGCGCATGGGCATCGCCAAGGTGCTCAGCCTGTGGCGCGTCAAAACCTATAAGCTTATGAAGTACGGCATGTTTACCGACAAGCCTGTCAGGGTGCAGTACCTGAGAAACTGCCCACCTAGCCTGGGTAAGTTTGACAAGACCAACGAACAGCTGCGACCCTGCAAGTTCTACTCATGCCCTTGGTGCTGGTCTAGACGATATGCTGCTGAGGTGCTCAAGCGCACGCTCAAGTCAGACAACTACATCTTTTACTCGATGTATCGCAAGGTTAGGTATGGCAACAAATCAGTAAAGAATTGCATAAAGCTATACAAAGAAGCCTTGCAAACAGCTGTAGTTATGTCTAGAAAACTAACTAGGCGTAAACACATAAAAGGTGGATTTAGCTTGGTTTACTTCGAGCCCTCTCACGGGGGCTTCAGCCTTGTGACGCGCTATCTGATCGCCAGCGACTCCGAGGCGTTCGAGCCTTTGGAAGACTTCACGCCAAACCTGGCGTCAAGAAACAAAGTAAGGGCCGCTTTTGTTTTCGGCCTGTACCCGTTCAACTTTCTAAACGCCAACGCTGGCACTAAGAAGTTGGTTTACTTCCTGAAAAGAAAGACAAAAAATGATCGAGGTTTCAAATCCTTCGGGGAGTTCTACGGCAGCGGAGGCCCGAATGAGCACGACGGTTGACCACAACCCAGACGACCCGACGCTGATTAGCCGACATTTCGCTGATCCTTTTGCTCGACTGAGCGACATGCGGGAGCGGCTCAAAGGCTCTTACTTTGATGTCACCATTGGTTCAGCCCAGTCAGAGAAGTATCTGGTTGAGCTGTACTATGACATGATATTTTTGAAGAACCTTCTGGCTCACCTGGGCATTTACGACGAGCCTAACTTGAGAGCGGATGTGCCAAACAGTTCGGGTATTAACAAAGTTGTAGAAGCTATTCGCAGTAAACTTTTGACAACAAAGTGATCCACCTATAGGCTTGAGACGACAAACTCAAGCCTATTTTTTTATGGGTCAGCTTATGCAGCCATCTATTGAAGACTTCCTCAAGAACTTCAAGGGACGACAGTTTAAAGTGGTTGTTCCTCATATTCCTTATCTGCCGTCAGACCAGGATGTCAAAGTAAACTACGGCCAAGTTAAAGACGACAGGGAAATATATGTGTTTATTAAGCTTAAAACGTTTCCGCTTGATGAACAGACTTACACATATCAAGAAGCAATAGATGTTCTTGAAATATTTAACAGTAGATGGCAGCATACAAGAGCGGACGCTTGGACTGAGCCCTACGCCAAGGCCGTCGGTGATCCTGAAGTGACTTTCACGCTCACGGAGTTCAAGAACTACAAGGACGCTTCCGTGATGCTTGAGAAGTTTTGCAGGAACCGAAAGCGCAAAGACGGGCTTGGGGGCAGGCTGTTTGCTGCGCACGACGAGTCAGAGGACGCCGATGACTTGTCCGACTGAGGTTCCCAAGGAATGAAAGACAAAGGGTATTTTCCCAACAGAAAGCCAGGTGAGCGCAACTGTTTGAAGTGTGGCAAGAAGTTCAAGTCGTACGACATGACCGCCAACAGGATTTGTGGCAACTGTAGCGACTCGAACTCCAGGGAAAGAACCCCAAGAGTTTTCAAATGCGACGGCGGCGACAGCTGAGAAAGGACTGACGTGTCTACCATTATCGCGGTTGTCGGCGACTCCATCCTGGATCACTACGTCCACGGCGACGTACACAGGATATCGCCAGAGGCCCCCGTTCCTGTCGTCACCACCAAGTACGAGATGTTTTGCCCAGGCGGTGCCGCCCACGTCGCTTCGTCGATCCAGGCTCTCAACAGCCCCGTTATCCTGTTCTCGCCGGTCGGAGCTGACCCCGAAGCCAAGCGCCTGACATTCAGCCTCGACACTATGAATGTCTCGACAGATGTTACGACGCTGTCTGAGTACCACACATCTGTCAAGACGCGCATTATGGTCGGAGGCTACCAGGTGCTGCGCACCGACAGAGAGATGCGGGCAGACGCCTCGCCCACTTACGGCAAGTTTCAGGAGAATGTTCTGTTCAAGCTCAGAAGCGTTAGCAGGGACATCAAGGCCATCATTGTTTCTGATTACGCCAAGGGAGCTGTCAGCCCAGAGCTGCGCCAGGCCCTACAGGATATACGCTCAAGCCACCCCAATATTTTTCTGTTCGTAGACGCCAAGCCGTCGGGCATGCTGGACTGGCACAGCGCCGACTGTATCACGCCCAATTTCAACGAGGCTTGTGCTGTGCTTGGTGTCGATGCCAGAGCCGTGTCTTCCAAAAGCGACTCCGCTTGCGAGTCTCTTGCCGCGCAGTTGGCGCAGCGTCTGCCCAACCTGTCCCTGGCCGTGGTAACTCGGGCGCAAAACGGTTGCAGCTGGTACGACAACAACACCAAAACGGCTGGCAGCTTGCCTGCCTTCACAACCTGCAAGACAGACGTCATAGGAGCTGGAGATACTTTTATAGCCGCGCTGTCTGTAGCCATCTGCGAGGGCCGCTCGATTCGGGACGCTATCGTCTTTGCCAACGCGGCCAGCGCTTTGGCTGTGTCCAAGCCTGGCACTACTGTTGTTCACCGCATGGAGCTGGACCTGTTTATGGCCCGACCCACGCAGGTTAGCTCTCTGTCCAAGCTGATGTCTCAGCAGGCTGCGCTGTCTTGGGCGCAGCAACTCCGATCTACCAACGAGAAGATTGTATTCGCCAACGGCTGCTTCGACCTATTGCACGCAGGCCACGTGCATCTGCTCGAGCAGGCTAAATTCGCTGGTGGCTATCTTCTCGTTGGTGTGAATAGCGACGCCAGCATCAAGGCACTCAAAGGGGAAGGCAGGCCGTTTGTCGGCGCTGCCAACAGGGCGCGTATGGTTGCGGCCCTGGAGTGCGTTGATGCCGTTGTCACATTTGAGCAGGAAGAGCTGGTGCCTCTGATCGAGGCGGTCAAACCGGACATCCTTGTCAAGGGTTCCGAGTACGTGTCTTCTGTTGTTCCTGGCGCAGAGTTCGTTGTGAACAGCGGCGGTCAGCTGATGCTGGTAGACATGGTTCCTGACATGTCTACCACCAGAACGGCTGAAGGCGTCAAGACGCAGGCTTGAGCAGCTTTCCAATTGCTTCCTTAGCCTCGTCAGTCAGCTCGACGCCAATTTCTGTAGCCAACAGCTCTACTGCCTTGTCTGTGTCGTCCAGCAGACTGTTGACGTCCAGATGCAGCACACGCGACACGTCTTCTTTGTTCTCCAGATAGAAGCGGTCTGTGTTTAGAGACCTGGCTACGATGTATTTTCCCAACAGGCTGGAGGCTTCTTCAAGCGTCCATTCTTTGTCTGACCTGACAATTTCCAGCGCGCTGTAGTGGGGCTTACGCAGGGCTATTATTATTTTGTAGTCTACTCCCTTTTCCTTCAGCAGCTGCGCGAACTCGAAAAATGTCATGCACAGCATTGGATCGTGCATGATCCAGTTTTGGCCCTCTTTGATCTTGTCGTCGATGTATCCCGTCATAGGCTCCATGGCGTGCTTGGCCATGCCTAGGGATATCTTTGGTTTGTGCGCTCTGTCGCACATGATCTGATTGACAGCCACCAGGTTCCAGTCGTTGGTTTCGTCTGACGGAATGCCTGGAGTTTTGAAGCCCATGGCCATAAGCGTCTTAGCGATAAGACTGCCGCCGCCAGCAGGATGACTCACGACAACAGCGCACTTGATTGACATTATTCGCTATCCTTTCTAGTCTTTCTGCACGAACCTCTTAATTCACCACGCATCACCGGTATATCTTTTGGAGCCTGTATGCCTATCTTGACACTTCCATTGTTGATGATTAAAACCTCTACAACTATGTTCTCATTTATTCTGATAATCTCTTTAGGTCTCCGCGTCACAACGAGCATTTTGAACTCCTTTCAACGTGCCTCTTGGGACATTGTATAGACCCGCATCAGCACTTCAACCCAGGAGAAAGATTTATGGCTGTAAAACCCCTGCTGGTGCTGACGTCCGATTGGCATCTGAGTCCTTTTTCTTGGAAGAAACATCCAAATGTTCACAGGGATTCTTATTACTCTCTGCAACAGATCGTTGATCTTTGCATAAAGCTGGATGTTCCTCTAATTGCTGCTGGCGATCTTTTCGACATCAAACAGCCGCCCAGTGAGTCTGTCGTATTCTGCTTTGAGCAGATGAAACGGTTGGAGCGCGTCGGCATTCCTGTTTTCTACGTGCAAGGCCAGCATGAGCTGTCAGAAGTTCCGTGGATGAGCTTGTGCTCCAACGCCGTCCATATTGACAGCTTCAAGACTTCCCAGCCGTTCAAGGAGTTTGAGATACAGGGTCTTCGTGTCGTCGGTCAAGACATCGAGTTCTCAGGCAACCGCTTTGCCGATCAGTGTCGCGTCATGCACTCTTATGCAGGCAAGGACCGCTTTGACCTATACGTGACGCACCAGGTATGGGCTGACTTTATAAAGAAAAGCGACGAGAACTTTATGTTCAAAAACGCCGCTTTCGCCAAGGTTATCTACACTGGCGATTACCACAAGACTGAGATTCTGCGCATAGACGGCACAGAGTGTTTGTCTTCTGGCTCCATTAATATGCAGGCGACTAATGAGCCTCCTCACAAGTTCATATTCATTTTGAACAGTGATCTTAGTTGGACTCAGTATCGTCTTAAGACTAGGCCATTCGCTCTATTTGAGCTCAAGTCTGAAAAGCATTTTGACATACTGATGAACCTGACTAACGAGGACTTACTGATCGAATGGCCGCACAGGGATTTGCCAGAACACATAGCCACTCCGCTGGTATGTGTGCGATATCAAAACAACATTCCTAACGCTTACGACTTGCTGTGTGACAAGTTCCGCAACTGGAATTACGAAATCATTCCGACTGACTTCAACTCAAGTGAAGTCACGGCAGCTGTGGAACGTAAACACATACAAGAGCTTGTTGACATATCTGAATGCGTGGAACAGACAGGGTTCTCCGAAAGCACTGTCGCCCACAAGGATGCCGTGCGCATCTTCAATTCAGGAAATGTCGAGCAGGAGCTGTTAGAGATGCGCAACGAGCATTTACAGGGAGTAGCCAATGTTTCTTAAGAAGGTAAAACTGCGCAACTTCTGCCAGCACATCAGCAGGACCGTCGAGTTCCAGAAGGGTCTGAACGTCATCGTCGGTCCTAACGGTTCGGGAAAGTCAAACATCCTAAACGCCGTCTACGGCGCTTTGACTGGCGACTTCGGCAGGAATGCGGGCAAGGCAGCCGAGAACATCTCCTTGAACACCGACGGCGGAGAGTGCAGTGTGGACCTGCACTTCTCACACAACAGCCAGGACCTGCGGCTGCTACGTCGGCTGGAGCCCGTGGACCGCCAGCTGTTTGTCAACGACAAGATATACACCTCGGACAAGGAAGTGTTGGAGAAGCTGCTGCACATCCTGGAGGTAGACAAGGAGATTCTCGGGCAATACGTTTTCGTCGAGCAGTGGGACAACTTTGGTCCTCTGGCGCTGTCGGCAGCGAAGCGAATCTCGGCTTTCCAGAAGCTGTTCAAGATTGAGCAGCTGAACAAGATTGGCGACAACCTGTCTGACGGCAGCCTCAAGCTGTCCACCGTCGGCATCGCCTCGCAGAACCTCCAGGAGCTTAACGACAATTTCAGCAAGGCGGTGCAGGCTGTCAAGGACCTCACGACTGCCCTGGAAGCACTGCCTTCCGAGACCGATCTCGACTCTGAAATTTTGCAGTACAGCAACATCGTCAGCCTGTGGGCAAGAAAGGTAAAGCTGGAGAACTCTGTAGCCAGCCGACTGGAGGCGATCAAAAAGCTGGAGCAGGATAAGACGGAGCACGATGCCAAGACCCAGGAGCTCACCGATGAGCTGCTGGCTTTGCATGACGCCATAGACCAGATCGAGCCGTCAGCTGAGGAGGCTTTGAAAGTCGAGGCGCTGTGGATCAAGTACGACAGCTACCTCCACCAGCAGCAGCAGGCCCAGAAGGCCCTGAACATCCTGGAGGCCGAGAAGCTGCTGAATCCAGAACCCCAGCAACCCTACGACTACCTGACGGACTTGGAGTCCGTGACCCTGACTCTGGACAGCTTGAAGTTCAAGCAGCGCCAACACAACCAGTTCATCTCGTCCATCAACCCAGAGGACGAGTCAGCCAGCTGTCCCACCTGCGGTACTCCAGCCAGCAACCTGAAGGACAAGTGGCTTGAGGCCAAGGAGGAGCTGCTGGCTCTGTCCGACAGCATCACGGCCTTGACGGAGCAGATCGCCAGCACGGCGGCATTTGACAAGAAGAAGGTGCTGCACCTGGCTTGGAAGACCAACTTCGTCAAGCGACTGGAGACAGCCAACAAAACTCTGGCCGATCTGGTTGAGGTGGCCCAACCCTCCGTCTCCAGGGACGAGGCCAAGGGAATACTGGAAAAGAAGAAAATCCTGAAAGATTCGTTCGTCGCCACTGGTAACAAAATCAACGCCCTGGATGTCTTGGGCGGCAGGCTTGGCACCTCTCTGGACCACCAGACAGCTGAAATGCAGAAGGAATTGGATGAGCTGAAGGGCTACTCCGACCTGGACGAGAGCAGCGTCAACTCGGCAAACACCGTGATTTCCGAGCTGAAAATCACCAAGTCGCGCATCCAGAAGCTGAAGACGGACATTGCCCTGTCTGAAGCTGAGGTCAAAAATTGCAATCAAAAGATAGAAGCGGCGCGCAACCAGCTCAGCCTCGCAGCGCTGCACGACTCTTGGAACGAGCGCATTGACAACCTTAAAAAGGTATTCAAGTACAACGCGCTTCCTATGGTGCTGTCGTACAAGTACATGGCTAAGGTTGTCACAGAGCTAAATAACACATTGGCTCAGATTGGCGTTCCGTTTAATATAGAGTTAGAGCAAGACCTATCATTCACAGCGAATTTTGGGTCTAAGAAAGTACCAGCAGCCAGGTTGTCGGGCGGTCAAAAGGTTATCCTGACCATCGCCTACAGGTTGGCTGTTAATTCCACTTTCGCTGCTAACTTGGGTTTACTTTGCCTTGACGAGCCCACGGTGGGTTTGGACGAGGCTAACCTGGGCGCGTTGGAGAAAGCCTTTGACCGATTAAAACAATTTTCAGCCTCTAACGGTGTGCAGATTCTCGTGGTAACTCACGAGAAGAACATTGGACACTTATTCGACCATACAATAGACCTGCATTAGGTCTGAGGAGGCACCATGGGTGTCCTTACCGATGAAACAACCACACTCAAGTTGTACAACTCTCTCGACGATGAAGTGTGGTATATCTCAGGTAACGGCACACCAAGGCCGTCCAACATACTCTACGAGGACTACTGCGACAGCCCTTCTTTTCTAAACAAGAAACTGACTGTTCGGTTGGTTGGTGACAGCAGAAATGCCAGGATGATAACGGCTTTGTATGAAGCCAAAGTTAAGGGAGAGCTGAAAGACGTACAGGTTTGCAGCCCTCAAGTCGAGCTGATCAATCTCGATGAATATTGCCCAGAAAAAGTTTTGCTCAACATGCGTCGCTGGAAGTATCCATCGACTCTGGGTGGCTTTCACAGCGTTACCAAAGACGATCACATCGTGTACACGATGTCGCACATCCTGGCTGAGCCTGGTTCAGTGTCGGCTAACCTGGATGTTTTGATGGCCCTGTACGAGCAGCTTCCTCTGGCTAAATACCTGCGTTTTGTCCCAGGCGTCAACGATCATGCGTGCATGCTGGTCGTCGCTCAGACTATTGATCCTCGCTGGTTTGTTGACACTTTCTTCCCCAACAAGCTGTCGAAGTATTACGACTACATGGGTGTCAACAAGCTCAAGCACGGGCTGTCCGAAGAGCAGGGCCACGATGGCGTTATCACCAAGGCACAGCGCCGAGGTTTTGTGGTCAGCTCCTGGCAGGCCTACAAGAACTGGGACGCCATGTTAATCACGCCTGACTCAGGCAAGACGGATTTCCTGCTAGGCACTTATTTTAACGTCGCGTCGTCTTTTATCAGCGGCAGCCCTCTAGAGCGTAAAGAATATTTTGACGAGGCTGTTCTTGCCACGTGCCAGAAATTCCTATCGTATCTACACGGCTGCTGGCTAAACTTGCTGTACCCTATGCCCAATCCCTGGAACGAGTCCCTGTTCGTTCCAGAGCACTTCTTCGCCAGCCCTGAAGAAGTAGTTCGGTTTAGGGAAACTTTCTGTAAGAAAACCTAGACTGTTTTTCTTACAGGCGCATACTCTCCTATGTCGGCACACCCCTGCCGACATAGATGTCTTTTTGTCCACGGAGTCAACATGTCGTCTTCACGTTTCAGACTGCACAGAAAAGGCAACCTGGCGGAGCTGGAAGTAGTCAGTGGTGAACCGCCTTTTGGCATGATCAAGAAGATTGAAAGCCAGCTGACCTACACCCACGTATCCCAGTTGCGCGGACAGGACGCCTATCAGCGAGGCGGATACGCCCCCTTTCAATCCGAGGAAGTAAAGCTCTTCGCCTACGACGAGACAGGCCGTCTAATTTTTCCCAAAGGCTTCAGCCACAGGGTTTACGGATTGTGTCAGGAATTCGGCGCGCCAGTTGAGATTGTGGACTACCCTCCACCTTTGCCAAACCCTGAGCGCTTTCACACAGACTTTAATCGTGTTTTCGCGCGGATGGACTTGAAGGCCAAACAGGACGAGTGTATAGCTGCCATATCCGTTAGCGAGGGAGGCATCATTGTCGCACCGACAGGCTTCGGCAAGTCGTTCCTGTTCGGCGCTATCTGCATGATGCATCCCAACGCCCGTATCCACGTCATCACCAAGCGCAAAGATGTTATGCAGCGATTGCTGCGCCATCTGGTCAAGTTCATTCCTGACGTCGGTCAAGTCGGCGGCGGTCAGCGTCGGTGGGGTCGGGTTACCGTTATCACGGCTGACTCGCTGCATCTGGTTGACCACACGCCAGGCGAGTGCGCTGACATCGTCCTATACGACGAGGTGCATGAAGCAGCGGCCCCGTCTTATTCCGTCGAGCTAGCCAAGTACCAGCATGTTCGCATGTTCGGGTTTACGGCAACACCAGAGGGTCGATTCGACGGTGCTCACCACCGACTGGAAGGCCTGTTCGGCCCACGCATCTTTGAGATGACTTACCAGGAGGCTGTACAGCACGGACTGGTTTTGCCTGTTCAGGTTGAGTGGATTGACGTGCGCATGCCGGTTAATCCATGCGAGTTCAAGAAGGACACCGCCAAGGAGCGCTGGGGCATCTGGCGCAACCAGTTCAGGAACAACCTCATTGCCCAGAAGGCAAACGAGTTTGACTCTGACGACCAGGTGCTTATCTTGGTGCGCACGCTCGAGCATGCCGTTTATCTCAAGCAAGAGCTGCCAGACTTCAAACTTTGCTACGACAAAATGGATACCGACCAGTACGAGGCGCTTGTCAAGAAGGGTATGCTCGACAAGCTAACCGAGCCTGCCATGACACCGCAGATTCGAGACAAGATGTCTAAGGATTTTGAAGCTGGTACCTTGAAGAAGGTGATAGCTACAGATGTATGGTCCACAGGCGTGGACTTTCCTCAGCTGTCAGTACTGATACGAGCAGACGCTCGTGCCAGTGAGATTATGGACATACAGGCTCCTGGCCGTGTTGTTCGTAGGCATGACGCTTCTGGCAAAGATCACGGTTTGGTCATAGACTGTATGGACTACTTCGACAGCGGTTTCTTCAGGCGTAGCCAAGAGCGCAAACGGACGTATGTTCGACAGGGCTGGGAGCAGCCTCCAGCCAGGACAAGGGGTAAGCTGTGATATGCAAAGAGACGCAGAGACAGAGCTGCACCAGCGCATACGGCAGACATACGTTACAGAAAGGAGAAAGTTTGAGTCGAGACTGAGCGGTCGGCCTAGCTCCTATGGTTTATCACCTATACCTAAATGGGACGGAACAGACGATGTCAGGCCTGGCTCTACTAGAAGACCAGTGCAAGACAAATACGGTAAAAGCTATAAGCCTATATGGCCAAAGATAGCTCAGTTTGCTTTTAAGTCAGGCGTGGACCCCATAGAGCTGATCAAGACAAGATTTACACACACTAGAGGCCCCCGCGCTCCAGAACCGACAGATTGCATGTCCAGCGCTGCGCTGGATTTGTGTAGAAAAGAAGAGGTACCTGTTGACGCGCTAAACCAACAGTTGTACCAATACTTTAAAAACCTAGAGATAGAAGCGGAGAACAGAAGTGTTTACATATCACGTTACGGTTGGACTCCAGAGAAAGTCATCGACAGTATTGTTCGTGACTTAACCCTGCCTTTTTCTGCGTTGTTTAGGCACCACCTTGCTCTCGTCAACGGAATAGACGCTGTAGCACAGGTAACAAGGTCGCCTGCTGTCATCGAATATCTCAGGCAGAAAAGGTCTTACGACAGTTCTTTGTGGAAAGAAATTATTCCCAAAGACATTGTTGAAGAGGCTGAGCTTTCTGCCGTGTAGTCACGGAGGTTTTTATGTTTGGCCAGAGACCTGGCAATCGACAGCCGCTTGTAAAGAGGGCAATAACACCAGAACATCTGATAGTCATATTCGGTGTTCTGGTCAGAAACAAAGTACTGTTCGTCAAGGTAAAGCCTTCATTTCTTCCTGAGATTCTCAACAACCCTGGCGAAGAATTTCACGCAGCGTTCCTACGCATGCTACTGTCGCACTTCGACGCTACCAACGAACTGCCCGTGCAGGGCTTGGCGGTAGCCGAGATGACCAGTCTGGCAAGGGAGAACCACTCAGGCTTTTCTGAGAAAGTGGCCAGCGAAGAAACCTTGGCCATCTACTCGCTACTGGCTATCTCGACACCAGAGGAAGTGCGTTCCACAGAATTTGTGGCAACGCAGCTGCTGCGCGAACTGATTATTGATCGTCGCGTAGTCATGCCGACGCGCAGCGCTTTGCTCAACGCTTCTAACGCGTCGTTAGCCAACCCAGGCGATATCTTTGAGGCGGCCAGTCGCAATCTGCTGGAAGTTCAGCGGTTGTTGAATCGCAGCACCATATCTTCTGTTCCTCAAGTACGGCAGCGGCTGAACAACTATGTGTCCTTCGACCAGCACATGGATTTTCTGAACGCGCTGACCCAGGGCGGTTTGCACAGGAAGACAGTCAGCGGTCTGTTTGGCGTGTTCGGCGGCTGTAAAACCACCGTTGCCACACAGGCGGCTGCCTGCCGTATCAGCCTAGAGTGGAACAAGCACCTGCGTGGAGAAGAGTCTGAGATTGTTGTATTCGCAAACTGCGAGGGCGCTCCCGAGGAAATATCGTTTAGGGTGCTGTCGTTCCTGTCCAAGATTCCGGCTAGGCGCATTCGCGATCATTTCAACTCCATCAACCCACTGCGTGATTATGTTCCAACCGACCCAGACGACTACCAAGTCAAGTACGGCATAGCCCTTCCCGAGACCGTTCGGCTGGAAGAGGCTATAGAAAAGATCGATAAGTTTTTGAAGATCATCGATCTGTCTGGGGCAACCGAAGGGTCTGACGTTCTCGGCAAGGGCTATGTGTCCGACCTGGAGATGATGACGGACACGTACTGCCAGGAGTCCGGCAAGGGCGTGTCGCTGTTCATACTCGACTATGCGAAGGCCTTCACCAGGCGGTACATGGACCTGAACGGCATTTCCGCCGAGCAGATTCGACACCACCTGGGCAGGTTGCCCGACTACGTCAGACGGCAGGTGGCTGACAAGTTTAACTGCGCATCCTTGATTTTGCAGCAGATGAACAAGGCTGCGTTGAGCAAGAAGCCTGGCACGTTGTTGTCGCACATAGACTCGTCCGAGGCTTCCGACTTCGGCGAAAACTGCTGGTTCTGCTTCACTCTGTCGCAGCCCACCAAGGACAGCGACGACAAACTTGTCGTCAACATGAACATGTCGAAGGCACGCGACGTCGAGCCACCCAGGAAGATGCCGTCTCTTGAGTACATTCCCTACTGCCAGGGTCTGCGCCTCACCGACGAGTTCCGCATAGTAAACAATTCTTTACAACACGTAGAAGCTAGGAACGTTGCCGTTACTAACGAAGCACCACAGAGGAGGGCGACACGCTCAGCCAGGGTCCCATCCGTCACGGCTGACGACATGAACCCAAACTGAGAGTGAACCATGCGAGTACTATGTCGAGAGCTGTATGCAAGACTTGAGGAGAAATTCGGTGTAGTCAAGATCGCCAACCAAGGCATGTCGCTACAGATGCGCGACAGGCTAATCGGCTACAGGGTTGTTACCGAGGTTTTGTCCCCTGGCGAATACTATCGCGTCAACTGTCCCTTCTGTGGAGACAGGAAACAGCGACTGTGGGTTAATCACAGGTTTGCCGAGCATCGATGGTTGGCAGTCTGCTACAACGAAACTCGCTGCCTTGACGGTATCTTCGGATCGGAGAACCGCAAGGAGCTGTACAACATTATCTTCAACGGCCAGCGTCATGTTGTGTTGCAAGTCACGCAAGGTTCTGAGATAGACCCGTCTAAACCCCTGGAAGAAAAACCTCTTCCAGGTGTCATAAGGCTTTTCTCGGAGCTGCCGCCAGAGCACCACGCGATAACCTATCTGCAAGGCAGGGGCTACGACCCCTACGAGCTTGAGTCGAATTTCGGAGTAGGTTACTGTGAGAGCGTCTTTGACCGCACCTATTATCCGCTGACCAATCGCATTTTCATACCTATAGCCTTCAAGGGAATGCTTGTGGGCTGGCAGGGTCGCTATATTGGCGATCCCAACTGGAAGGAGAGCAACGTACAGAAGTATTTCAACCTTAGGGGCATGTCCAAGAAAGACATGCTCTACAACTACGACCTGGCCAAGACCAGAAATATCTGCGTTGTGGTCGAGGGCGCAGCTGACGTTTGGCGAGTAGGTCCTGAAGCTGTGGCATTGCTGGGGTCGGACATGACCGACAACCAGAAAAAGCTGATTCAGGAAGGCTTTGCTGACAAGCCCGTCGCCATCTTTCTCGATGCCGACGCTTCCGACAAGTCTGTCGGCTTCGCGTCGGCGCTGTACCCGTACCTGGGTCGAAGGGTTTTTCCCGTGGTCAGTACGGCCAAGGACCCAGGAAGCATGACCAGGGAGGAGTGCTGGGGCCTCATCAATCACGAGATTGAGAAAAGGGGTTTGGCATGAGTCACCTGTTCAGAAGTGTTTATTCCGAGATCAAGTTCTTGCACATGCTGCGCGGAGAGGAGAACGGAGAGGCGGGTCTAGGTTCACTCTTTCCAATGCTGCCTATCGATTCGGACGAGATGCCAGGACCAGGACCTGACTTCGACAATTATTCCAGTCTGCTTGAGAACAAAGGAATTCTCTACAAGACCAAAGAGTTTGAGTTGCAGCAGCTCTACTACAGAGCGATGTACGATGATATGTTCGCCATGCCCGTCGCCTACATGGCCCGAATGCATACTCTGCCGTTTTTGATCGGTGGCATTTGGGACGCCGATGTTGTCATGGGGCCGCAGCCTTGCGACATCATGATGATCTACAAGCATGCCACGAAGACCGACATTCGTGAGGGCAGGCCCATCACAGGCAGCGTTCATGACATTCTGGACAGGTGCTTCATGGGCGCTGGTCTGGACAACACCGTGCCTGTCTACGCTACTCCCGTGATCAAGCACGATCACCCAGACCCCAGAAGCACCAACTTCAAGGCATGCTGGATGAAGAACTGCCTGCCTATTCTGCACCAGGAGATACGCATCGTCAAACCCAAGCACATTCTTCTGCTTGGGTCAGAAGCCATCTCCGCCGTGCTCGGCAGAGGCCACACTATCAGCAACACCCAAGGACGCGTGCTCAAGTACACGTACACGGCCATAGATGGAGAAATTGTCGAGGCCAACGCCATAACCTCGATCAGTCCCAGTATCGCCGTCAAGAAGCCCGAGAAGTTCGACGAGATCAAATGTTCTGTAGAGTACCTGGCCAGGTGCGTTAACGGCAGCAGCGTAGTCGTTGACCAGATCGACCACAGGACTATACGTTCCGTGGAGGAGCTGGCAGACCTGCGTGAAGAAATTCTTAGCGATAAGACAAACGACGTCATAGCCATAGACGCTGAGTGGAATGGCGCTTTTCCTGGCGAGAAGAACTCCTACGTTCGCACCATCCAGATCAGCTGGAAGCCAGGCAAGGCAGCTGCTGTCATCATGCACACCCAGGGCGGAAAGGAGCCTATAGCGGGCGGCATCCCAGCCGCTGTGCAAGAACTGCGCAAAATACTCAAGTCCACGCCTGAGCGTCCAGTCCGTGTTGTCGGCCATTACCTCAACGCCGACATGCCGTGGCTGATGAGCGTGGGTCTGGATATCCGCGAGGAGTATTGCGCTCCGATTGACGACTATGAGGCTGACGGGACCACCAAGCTCTTCGGTTACCAGAAGACAAAGACACAAGGCGGCTTTGACACCCTGCTTGCGGCCCACTCGGTCAACGAGACGGGCGACTTCAAGCTGGAGGTCTTGGGCACTCGCCTCGTCGGTGTTCCTCGCTACGACGTTGAACTACAGAAATGGAAGAAGCGTTACTGCGAGGAGAACAAGCTGGACTCGGACGGCTTGGAGGGCTACGGCGACTGCCCAGACGAGATCATCGTGCCGTACGGCAATTACGACGCCGACACGACGCGACGGCTCTTCGATGTCTACAACGGCGTGGGCGACAGCCCTGGCCTGCTGGACCGCGACGCCTACGGCAACAACTGTCGTATTCCCTTCTGGGTGTCTGCTCGCGCCGCCCTCGCTTTCGGCGAGATGCACATGACCGGCCTGAAGATCAACCTGGATTCCGCCGAGGAGCTGACCGAGCATTATGTCCGCACCAGGGACAGTCTTCTGGAAATTCTGCGCAGAAAACTGAACTGGCCTGATTTCAATCCCAACAGCGTGTCGCACTGCCGCGAGATGCTTTTCGGCGTCAAGTACAACGGCATATTCGACAAGGAGACCTTCGGCCCTAGGCGTGTCCGACCCGAGGGTGCGCTTTCCCTGGAGCTGACTCCCTACAAGTCCACGGGCAAGCGCCCCAAACTGTGGCGCGAGATCATGCAGAAGGGCCAGGAGGCCGAGAATCAAGTCTCCACCGACAAGGAAGTCTTGCAGATCATGGCCGATCAGCACGAGTGCGTGGCCCTGCTGCGGGATATTCGCTATGTTGCCCAGCTGACCAAGTACGTGCTCAGGCCAGGCAAGGGCGTTGAGGAGGGCGAGGCAGTCAGGGACGAGGACGGGCGCATTGAATACGAGTCAGGCCTGCTGTCGTATGTCCATATCGACGGCAGGGTGCGCAGCCAGTTCTTCCAGACCAAGGAGACGGGGCGAGCCTCCAGCGCTCGTCCTCCGTTGCAGAATCTGGGAAAGACGGCTGAGGAGAAGTACAAGGCGGTCTTCAAACGACACGGCGACGAGACTGGCCTTCGGTACAAGTTTCCCCTGCGCTCCATTGTCGAGGCCAGACCTGGCCATGTGTTCGTCGATGCCGACTACACAGGTGCTGAGCTGGCTATCATGGCGTGGCAGTCTGGCGACAAGAACATGATCGACCATGTACGTCGCTCTGGTTTGGACGAGTCCGATCCAGAGTACTACGACATCCACAGCAATGTGGCCGTGTCTGCTTTCGGTCTGGCTTGCCCAGCCACCAAGAAAGGCTTGGCTAGCATCGGCAAGGCGGCACTGCGTACTGCGGCCAAGGCTGTGGTATTCGGCTACGCTTACGGCCAGCAAGCTGAAGCAACCTCACGCAAAGCCAAGCAAGAAGGTGCAGACGTCAGCGTCGAGCAGGCCCAGCGCCTCATCGACGGGCTGGTGGCTATGTATGAAGCTTTGCCTCACTATTTCCACAGCTGTAGGGAGATGAGCCAGAACCCTGGCTACATCGTCAACTGCTTTGGCCGATATCGTCGATTCGTCCCCACGCGAGAAAGGGACGTTGTCAGCGAGCAGCAGAGGCAAGCGATGAACTTCCCCATCCAGAGCGCTGTGGCAGACGCCATGTCCCGCGCCCTGGACCACCTGTACTGGTACAGGTATGAGCAGGAAAACCCAGACCTGTGGTACGACATCGTCCTACAGGTGCATGATGCCGTGGTTCTGGAAGTCCCATATCACTGCGTCGATTGGGTGATAACCGACGTCATTCCAACGTGCATGAGTAAAAGAGTCGAGGTTTACCCTTGTCACTTGGATGGCACGAGATACACTCAAGCTGGACCTTTTCATTTGCAGGTTCCTCCTCCCGACATCTTCCGCAAATGGTCGGTTCCTGTTACCAAGGAGGAGTGTCAGCAGATGGGCATCAGTGAAAGCTACGGAGTGTAAATGTCAATTCTCACTGGATCGGCTATTGTCGAAGAGATTGCCCAAAAAAGAATTGTGATCGAGCCGTTTAAGCTGGAGCAGGTGAACCCAAACAGTTACAACCTGCGCCTTGGCAAAAGGCTGCTTGTTTACAAAAGCGCTATTTTGGACATGCGCAGAGACAATCCGGTCCAGGAGATAAAAATACCCGAAGAGGGTTTATACCTTAACCCAGGAGTCCTATACTTGGGTGAGACTGAGGAGTACACCGAGACCCCTCATCACGTTCCTCACATAGAGGGGCGCAGTTCCGTTGGTCGGCTTGGTATGCAGGTTCACGTTACAGCCGGTTTCGGCGACGTGGGCTTCAAAGGCAAGTGGACTTTGGAAATTACTGTTGTGCATCCTTTGAAGGTGTACGCCGGTACGTGTGTCTGTCAGATTTCTTACGAGACACCGTACGGAAAGATTGTTCCATACTCTGGTAAGTATTCAGGGCAAAAGGGCGTCATGCCCAGCTGCCTGTATAAAGATTTTTCTTGAAAGGTATAGCATGTCTACGAATGATGGTATGTCTCGTTCCCGTCGCGTTTCCGCAACCCTGAGCGCTCTCAACACCTCGGATCGCCCGTTTCAGACGATGATTCTGAAGCGCGGCTATGGCGAGTTGTGGCGTCCAGACTTCAGCGGGAAGCCCAACGTCTTTCGCATCTACCCAGGTCTAAACCCCGACAACCCTGTCGAGTTCGATCCCTGGCGCTTCGACACTCGCGCTGACAACTACGGTCAGTGGTTCTTTCCCATCGTCACGGCCAATGTCAGCTGCCAGGCTTCCGGCATGGGCAGGGCGTGGGCGCTGTGCCACCCTCTCGACAACCGATACGACATGAGCAGGAACCCCTTGGTACTCATGCGCACGGCAGTCAAGTCGGCGCTGGCCCAGAAGCAGCCCTTCTCCGTCAACTGGATATCGATGATGCAGGGCGGGCAGGGACGCGGCGCTGAGTTGGCTGAGGCCAAGGAGTGCTGGCTGGTCCAGGTGGCGCTCCTTGAGCACAAGGGCAACACCTACAACCCTCCTCGCGGCGGCGGTGCCGACGACGAGACTGTGTTCATGCTGCTTCCGGTTAGCGCTGTCCAGGCCATCAAGTCGGCCATGGATCAGCGCAACCCAGAGTTCCGTGGCGATCCCGAGAACATCGCTGGCCACTATCTTCACGGCGACCCCATCGCTTTGAATGACGGTTGCTTTGTCGTACTGTTCCCGAAGGGCAAGGACCCCCGCAACGCGCAGCAGCATCTTGGAGGCTTCGGCCAGTCCCGAGAAAGCCGCTCCGGTCGTGAAGTTATCGGCTACGACGCCTTCCTCACCAAAGATTGGAACGGTATTGGTTCCAATCTGGCTGAGTACGAAGACATCGTCCGTGCTCACGTCAAGAACTGGGAGGATGCCGTTTACTTCCCCAGCAACGAGGAGCAGGTCAAATACCTGGAGCAGGTGTTCCGACCCTATCCTGACCTGCTGGTCTACGCTCTGGACGACGTCTACGGCGACGTGCTCGATCCGACCATCCGCCGCGAGGGCAATATTCGCCTTGGGCGCACTCGTCCTCCCGAGGTGGCACCGGTTGTTCAAGCTCCCGTTGCCCAGGCTCCTGTGCAGCACGTTCCAGCGGCCAGCCAACCGGCCCCTGCCCGACCTAGGGCTTCGGGCTTTGGCGCTCCAGCACCTAGGAGCAGCGAAAGCATCGATCCCCCTACAAATACCCCTGGGACTAGTTTTCCAGGGGTGCAACCGACAGGTGCTCCCGTAGTCCGAGAGACCCTGGCCAACCAGGACGACATGTCCAACGCGCTCAACCTGGTTATGCGCGCTCGTCAAGAGGCCATGCGCGGCGGTTCTGTTCCCCGCCCCGCAGGCAACTAATCACCTTTGACTGTTGACAGAACACACGCAGGAAGAAATTCCTGCGTGTGTTCCTTGCCCCCTTTTGCCTCAGGAGTTGTTACATGGCCAAGCGTAAGACGACCGCAGTTGAGCAGTTCAATAACAATGACTTTTTCGCCACGCAGCTGGCACAGCGAGAGAAGGAGAACTTCGACAAAATTGTGATCGGCCTTCCGCTGAATGCCATCAGCCTCCGTTACATATTCAGCAACGACGTGTTCCCATACAGTCGCGTGACTGAGCTGGTGGGCGTGTCCGAGAGCTGCAAGACAGCTTTGCTGTTTGAGATTTATCGGTGGCACATCTTCAACACCACCGACCTCGTTGCCTACGACCCGTCAGAGATGCACGGCGGCTACGTCCACAACCTGGTCGAGCCTCGCGACAGCCCAGACTTGCGCGAGTCGATTCTTCAACTTGGGCCGTACAGCCCCTACCCTGTCATCCAGAGCGACTCTGTCGAGGACTGGCAGAAAAGCTGCACGGACTGGGTCAAGAAGGCCGAGGAGCGTTTCGAGCTAGGAGCCATGCCTTACCCCGTGGCTTTGGGCGTTGACTCGCTGACCGCTGTGACAACCCAGGACGAGATGGACAAGACTTGGTCGCAGGGTTTCGCCGATCCAGGCTACTCCCAGATCGCGAAGTCTATCAACCTTTGGTTCAAGGTGTTTTGCAACAAGATGGCACGCTGGCCCGTGTCGTTCGTCGGTGTGAACCACCTGAAGGAACACAGGGCTGCTAATGGTGCCATCGACCGTAAGATTCCTGGTGGCACGGCCATCAAGTTCGCCTCGACCTTCCTGCTGCGCCTTTCGCGCAAGGACGACATTGAGACTCTGAACGAGAGCGGTCGCTACATCGAGATCGCCACCGAGAAGAACTCGTTGTCTCCAGCCAACCACGAGAAGCTCAAGGTTCGCATGACCTGGCGCTTCGACGAGAATGGCGAGCAGCAGACCATCTGGGACTGGCACGACGCTAGCATCGAGTTGCTTACCTCGTTTGACGCGACGCGCAAGCGCCGCATCTCCGAGATCATCAACATCGAGAGCGTGGACAAGAGCAGGCGCACCGCCGACTGTCCGACTCTCGGCCTGAAGAAGACCTCCTGGCACGAGCTGGGTAAGGCCATCATGGAAGAGCCCGAGATCGTCAAGGGCTTGGACCGGTTCTTTGGTGTGCGTAATCGCCGCAAGTTTGAGTTGGGCGTGCCCTACTGCGAACAAGTGGACAAGGCCAAGCTGGATGCTTCATATCTCGGCGGCCTGGACGTAGAGTCAGCGGACTGACAACGCTGGCTGACTTGAAACGCTGTAGCGCTTCTGGCGTTACAGCGTTTCTTCATTCACCTCTGGTTTTTCTGACCAGGAGAAGCCATGCCAACAGACTACAGCGACACTTTGTTCATTATTGGTAAGTGGCATACCAAAGTTTACGAGAAGGTAATCAAAAAGTACGAGCCTACTCCAGCAGAAAAAATAGTGGTGGAAGAGGCCGAAGACGACGAAGATGTCCAGCAAACCAAAGAAAACTATAGACGCGTCAGAAGCGAAGAGGCTAGGCAGCGAATGCGTATGCGCAAGCCAGGGCGCATAAACAGGCGAGGTATTGCCGACATGCGCTACGAGGGAACTGGATGGGCTTATCCTTTTAGGAAGTAAAAATGCTGCACAAGATTACACACGGCTATATGCGCCAGGTTTACGACCCACATACACGATCCTGGCTGTCTCAGCAGTTTGTCGTAGGAGACGACCTCATATGGGAAAACGAGGCTGGAGAGACAGTCGATATATCAGAGGTATCTGTTAAGGAGCCTTACTTGGCCTACCCAGACATTGACCTGACCGAGGATGAAGCACCGCCATACGACGGTACCTGTAAGGTGTGCGGCTCTGAGCACATCTCTGAAAGCACAGTTTACGAGAACACCTTTGACTGCCTGGACTGCCAGGCCAGGTTTAATGTCTAGTCGTACAAAAAGTATGTACTTGTCAATAAGTACCGAGGTTTTGTAACAGGGATAAAAGCAGGGGTGTGGCTTGCGCTGCACCCCTGCTCCGAACGGGTTCCCCATTCCCACGAGCAGTTTATCGCTTTGCGTTTAAACAAGCAAGCTGTTGAGGCTAAAGCACTTACGTGATTGTTTGGTAATTTTGGCCGCTCAGCTTTAAGGAAAGCCATGAAAATAACGGTAACCTTTACCTTGGTGGAAGCGGCCCACGTCCTGAGCCTGCTCAAGGACAACAAGGAAGAAGGGGTTTATTATGGTCCCAGGCAGCAATACTGGGATAGGCACGACCGGATCGTCAAACTTCTGGAGAAGGCAGGTTGGAAGCTTCTTAGGCGTCATACCGCTTATTGTTTATGACGTCCATCGTATGAACATTAGGCTGGCGGATTGGCTTAAACCCAAAGTCTCAGAGGCTGACAGGCATGACCTTATCGCCCTGGCCAAAGGTTTAGAGCGGTCTTCGGACGATCCGCTGTACAGCGAGGAAGTCGAAGCGATCAGAAAAGCTATTCTTGAAATAGCTGAGGGAAAGCCCGTAACGGCTAGAAAGCTAGAGGATACACTTTGACAGGCTATTCAAAGAGCTATGCATGTTTAAATAACACGGAGTAACAACATGTCCGATGAACGTATAGCTCAATTAGAACAAGAAAACCAAAATTTAAAAGAGCAGGTAAATGCCTTAAGCACTATTCTAAAAGCCATCGGCAAAACGATTTCTGAGCAAGAGGCTATTTCAGAGCAAAGCGGCGCTCAGTTTGGCGGAACCTGTCCTTATTGCGGGACAGAGGACGTCTTTGAAGACGATGACGTTGGTGGTCTAGACCGATGCAACGGTTGTGGAAAGTATTGGTTTAAGAAGGAGCGGTGAGTGATTGCCGCAAATCGAAAATGGAAGCTTCTGAGTCTGCCTTCAAAACAATGTTCACAGCTTGCAATAAAAGCTGGGTAGAGCTAAAAGACTCAAAGGATTTGCTAATGCTTGAAAACGAAAACCTACAACACAAGTTAGCCGAGGCTAACGACAAGGTAGAAAAGCTGTCAATTGAGGTCCTGCGTCTGGAGTACATGCTTCGCCACCACTCAGCTGGCTGCGTGTACTGCGGTGGGTCCTCGTTTACTTTTGGTTTGGACGCAGACGGCAAAGCCCGTCGTTGCGAATGTGCCTGTCACAAGAAGAGTGGAGTAAGTCATGTCTAAGATCAATCGCGCCGACCGCCGCATCTCCAAGGCCTTCCCCGTTAACAGCCCGACAGACAGGACGACGCACATCAGCTGCACGCTGCGTTACTCGTCAGACAGCGGGTCTGAAAAGGCCTACGTTCTGGCAGTAGTGCCCATGCAGCGCTCTAACGGATTTGACGTGGTGATGGCCTGGTCGGGTTACAGTTTCAAGGTTTTGCTAGCCAAGCGGTTTAGTCGCGATCAGCTTGAGAAGATTTGGGCTGACCAGTTTCTTGAAGGCAGTGTTATGCGCATGCTGATAGATAAGGTTTGTGAAGAAACAGCAACTGGCGGAGTCAAGCTCGATGACTGATGACTTCTTCAGAGCCGAGACTGACGACAGCCATGCGTTTACCAGCGAGGAGAAGATCGTCAAAGCCATTCTCAAGGCTGCTGACGCTTCGCAGACTTTCAAAGGCATGCTCGCCGAGTGCCGTGAGGACACGGGCGTCAACGCCGTCAACTTGAGCTGGTTCGTCAACCGGTATCCGAGCTTTCCAATTTGGCTCGGCACCAGGCGCGTCGAATGGCAGCGCGACGTCTTCGGTACGCTGCTGAAGCGCTTCACGATGACTCCGTGCTACAAGGCTTGGGAGGAGGTCCACGACTCCAAGCCAGAGGATGAGGAGCGCAGCACGGGCTGCGTCTTCACGTGGCCGTCTTTTGGTATCTGCTGCATTCACCAGTACACTCCGTCGTACCTGGCTAACGCAGACGGTATCTGGATTACACGAAAGATGCCCAGCTCTGAGGAAAGATTTATAATCGAGCCTCTGTCTCAGTTATTGAAGACGCTGTCTTGGCAACTACCAGGGTGACCGATGGACAAGCAGATTGCCGTAGAGCTTCCAGAAGCCGTTTTTGACAAAGCCAAGCTAAACAGCTTGATGGACGTTTTGAACGATTTGGAGAAAAACACGTCTGTTTTTGTTCTGGATACAACTCAGCAAGTTTTGCTGAGCAACAACTTCACGACTATAAGCGGCGTCTCCAGGCTGACCTGGTTGGCGCTACGGCAATTCTGCAACGCCATGTCATCTGGGTTCTACAAGGTTGTGGCTGATCTGTGCGGCAGGAGTTTCAGTAAAAAGTCTGACAAGATTATTTACTCCAACATCGATGCCGTGTCTGTTTACAACATGGTCGCTAATAGGCGCTTCAGCCAGGGATTAGAACGCAAGCAAGTCATAAAGAATATAAGGACAAATGTTATTGAGACTTTGTTATCTCAACAGCATAGTCGTATACCTCTTTGTGACGCATACTCCTCGCTAGCCAAAATGCTAAAGGAGAATAAACGATGCGATACCTTACTAGAGGCGTCGCAGGCAAAGTTGTCAGGCAGAAAGCTGTTTGTTCAGGTAATGCCTACAAACTCAAACAAGTTTTACAGCTTGGACAGATTGGGTTTTAAGACTGGGTTTGTGTTTACGCACAGTGAATATGCGGCCAAGCATATTTCATTTCAAATCTGCATAAGCTTTGACTCGTTGGGTTCAGCCTTAGGTCCACCCATTCGATTCGAGAAGGGTATAGACGACTTTGGCCTTAGAATGAATGCGATGTTTACGGCCTGCTGTAACAGCATGAAACAGTTTGAAGGCTATAGGGTCGTCACGCTTCTTGAGAGCATGCAGGCCTTAAGACTGGGCTTTGTCGGTGAGTTTAAAAAAGACAAGTTGACAAAGTCAAAACTTGTAAAGAAACTGTGCCGTGCCAAACTTAAACCGAAAGTGGCTGACAAGGTCATCACTTCCTTGCTTATGTCTGGCGCGTCCAAGCATTCGATATCAAGTCTAGCTAGCAGTAGCTACGAAAGTTGGCCCAAGAAAAATCACTTGGACCTGTTCGTAGCTCTACTAGCGGAAAGCGCCAACCCTATTTACGATAGACCTGCTCAAGACAACATAGAGCAGGTTGCATTCAAGTTGTTGTCAGGAAAGTTGAAGCTCCATCATGAGTGATACCGCAGTAGTCGTCAAAGAAACCAAGCCCGTTGCGATGAACGAGAACCTTTTCAAGGTTTACGAGCAGGAGCTGGCTGAGCGCAGCATCATGTTGCGTCGCAACCTTCGCTTTCACCGTGACCGTGGCAAGGTCATCAATCGCGTCAAGAACGGCCGAAGTCTTGACGGTAAGACAGCCGTGGACTACGGCCAAAATCCTGTCGAGATTCTGGCCGACAGCCTGGGAGTGAGCCGATCATACGCCTACAAGCTGGCCACGTTCTATGAAATCTACCAGGACAATGACAAGTTCCAGGACCTGTTGGACAGTTTTGACAACAGCAACTTCGACCTGTCCTGGTCTCACTTCAACTGCCTCGTCCATGTCAACGACGAGGCGTTGCGTGAGGAGCTGATCGGCCAGGCGCTGGAGAACAAGCTGTCTGTTCGCGCCCTGCACGACCTGCTGAAGAGCAAGCGCATCACCGTCGATGATGACGAGGTTCTGCCTGAGTTTTCCGACGGGGCCGATGCCGCACTTCCGACTGCCACCGGTCCCGTCGAGATGTCCCAGCCAGCGCACGAAACCAACGAGGACTATTCCGAGGAGGAGTCTGAGGAGCTGCCCGAGGAGCACGCCACCGACGGCGGCGACGATTGGGTGTCCACTGACGGACCCAAGGTGGTGCTGCGCAAGCTGGTGACAGCTGCCGCCAAGTTTGGCGATAAGCTGGTCGAGCTTGTAGGTGACCTCACCATCGCCACAGCTGAGATTCACGGTAGCAGCTGCGAGAAGGAAGTCTTCAAGGGTTTCGAGTCTTCTGTCGAGGTGCTGGAGTCCTTGAAGGGGCAGGTGGGTGAGTACCTGGACCAGGTCCAGGCGATACAAAACCGCCTGACTTCCGAGAAGCGCGCCAAGTAGGAGAAGCTATGTCAGACAGAAAATTCACTGTCTGTGTGCTTCTCTACGGAAACTACCCAGACCTGGCCCGCAGATGTCTCGAGCCTGTTTTCGAGCTCTGCGGGTCCGGTCGGGTGGACCTGCGCATAGGCATGAACGAGGTTTCTCAGGAGACTCGCGACTACGTGGCGGATAGCGCCCCGTCTGAAGCCGAGATTATCTCAGCCGATCCTCAGATACTCAAGTATCCAATGATGCGCAGGCTTTTCTACGACAAACCTGTCAGCACGGACTACGTTATGTGGTTCGACGATGACTCATACGTCAAGGCTGACAACCTTTCTGACTGGCTTGACTCTGTAGAAAAAGCCATGTCTTCATGCGATATGCTGGGTTCTGTTTACACGATAGGTTACACGCCGTCGCAGAAGCAGTGGTGTGTAAAACAGCCTTGGTACACAGGCAAAACTATTCCAGACAGGCCGCAGTTCGCTACAGGCGGCTGGTGGTGTATAAAGACACAGGTCCTGAACACATTTGGCTGGCCCATACCAGAGCTACAGCACTGCGGTGGAGATGTGGCTCTGGGCGTTCTGCTGCATCAACACGGCTTGCGCCTCAAGCATTTCAGGGAAGGCGTTGCGATCAATGCCAACTCTGAAGGCAAAGAGTCCGCTGCCGAGCGCAGGGGAGCCAGCAAGACAGCCAAACCGATAGGTAGGTTGTAACCATGGAAGATCAAACTACTGAAATAAAAAAGTATTTTGATATATCGGAGACTAAGACTCGTGTCACCAAGCTAAAACAGACTTTTCGGGATTACGTCGGTCTGACCCTCGACAAGGATCAGCTCAAGTCTTTGATGAAGCGGTCGCTGGAGGTGCTACCGCAAGACCTATCCATGGTCAAGATACAGGACTCTATGGCTCACCTGTTCGGCAGGCCTCTCACCGAGCAGGTTCTCAGCGAGACGGCCTGGCGGTTGGCTGGCAACACCGAGATGCTGCGACGAGGCGAGATTATCACGCAGGACATCTCCGTGCGCAAGGCTGGCTGGTGCGCCGTGCAGGTCACCTACTGCCGACCTTACCTGCGCAACGCCAAGTCCAAAGACAAGAGGCAGCGTGGCTGTATTCTGACTTGCTTCATTTTATGTGGCCACGCCGCAGGCATCACCATCGACAAGTTCATGTCCCTGAAGCACCTGCGCTACATGGCCGCTGACCTGGGGTTCACGCCGCCGTTCAAGAACATGCCGTTTCGCGACGAGCGCGAGCTGTTCGGAATGCGCTTTGGCGCTCTCTGCACGCCCGACCTGGCCAGGGACAACAAGCCCAGCTTCAAGGAGGTCTGCGTCACCACCTCGATGCAGAAGTGGAACTTCAACTGCCCGCTGGACAAGACAGCCGAGCAGCTTCCGTGCTTTCGCTGCTGGCGCGGCACGGAATCCTGCCTGGCCTCTGTTCACGTCAAAGACTTTGAGAGCGATTTCTGTCAATACTGCGGCAAGGAATCGGTGTTCGATCCCTTGTCCGTGGGTTATGCCGTTGACAAGTGCGTCAATTGCCAGCGGCACGAGGATACGACTGGCGCATATCTTTTCAGGAGCTTTACCGAGAATGCTGACGGAAATCGACCCGCTGAATGACGAGCGATCCCTGGTCAGGCTTGAGCGGGTATCTGGGGCCGACATCGATGTCGTCAACTCCGCTCGCGTCAGCCGAGCCAAAAAGGTAGATGCCATGACGGAGCGCGATGAGAAGCTGATGCGCTTTCTCATCGAGCACAAGCACGAGACCCCCTTCGAGCACAACCAGCTTGTGTTCGAGGTCAAGGCTCCACTGTTCGTGTTTCGCGAATGGCACCGTCACAGGGTCGGCTGGAGCTACAACGAATGGTCGATGCGCTACTTGGAGGGTGGCAAGGACATCGAGCTTGAGTTCTACCTGCCCGTTCGGATGCGCAGGCAGTCTAAGTCCAACCGACAGGCTTCTGGTGAATCGTTCGTCGATGAGTCTTTGACTCTGGCTGTTCTGGCCACTTATTCAGCTTCTGCTGGAGCCTACAGGAAACTGATAGAGAACGGTGTTGCCAGGGAGTTAGCCAGAGTTGTATTGCCAGTAGGCATGTACAGCTCAATGTGGGCCACATGCAACCTGCGTTCTCTGATGCATTTCTTAGACCTACGACTTAGCTCAGACGCCCAGTTTGAGATAAGGCAGTACGCTAAAGCTATGCTTAAGCTTGCAGAACAGCATTTCCCTGTTACTATGTCTTTGTGGCGCGAGCTGCACGGATACAATAGTGACGGAGAGAAAGGCTAGGTTTGCCGTGGTAATGAACATCAAGGGGCACGTTGACACACGCAGATACAACCCGAGCAGAGACATAGCTTACGCTTGGCCTAATCTTATGCAGGCTGCTCTGGTTGCTTTTGAGAAGGAAAAGGGAGAGCCTATTACGGCATTCCTTATCCAAGAGTTCAACATCAACGACCGCGACCTTGGTGAGCTCATTCAACGCTACGCCAACTACTTCAAAGAATGTTTGGCTCAGGGCGGCAAGGAATACAAGCGCCCTGAGGATGCACTAGCGGCCTGTGGCTTTTTTGACCTGCCCGTCAGTCACCAGGCGGTGATTCTGACCAGGCTGGGTCAAGTAGCCACAGGCGCTTTCTTTTATGCTGTGAGAGATGTTTACATCGATTCCAACGATCCGCCCTATAACGACGCCAAGATCGTTGAAATAGGCAAGCAGGCTAAAGAAGCTTTTATCAAAAGGTCCAGGCTTAGGTGGTACCACTACGTGCTTAAGCCGTGGAAACTTTTTGCGTAAAGGACTTCAACAATGAAACCTGGAGAATGGCTCAGGTACGCCCAGACACGTCTCGGGCCGTTACCTGACAGCTACCTCGTATTTGACATCGAAACCACAGGGCTTAACGTCAACGTTGATTTGCCTGCCCAACTTGGCTGGGCAATCATCGAGAAAAATAAGCTGGTGGACACAGGTGCCAGGTTTATGAACTGGGCTGCTAACTGTTCCAGCGAAGACTACAGCTGGCTGGTAAACAGGATAGCCACAACCAAGCGTCAGTTTGAGTTCAAGAACGGTTACGCCACGGGCAGCGTTTACAGCGTATCCATGGAGCGCATGGCCGAGGGCGAGAACCCAGAGCAAGTTCTTTCTGAGTTTTATAGGCTGTTTTCTGAATGTCGCAAAAACGGTTTTGGGTTTATAGCCCATAACGGCTTGCGTCATGACCAGCCCATATTGGACAGGGTTATAAGCGACATGTCGGGAGGCGAGATGCGGTTTCGCTTCAAGCCTGACGACTATTTTGACACCCTGTCCATCGAGAAAAGCGTCCAGATATTTCCAGACATCGACCAAAACGAGTCATGGCTGGACTTTGCTCGCAGGGCTTACCACCTGGGCGGGCATAAAGTAAAAGGGTCGCTTGACCGACATTGCGCGGTCAAGTACGACTTACCTAACAAACACGGACTCAGCATGGAGAAGGCCCACGAAGCTGACTTCGACTGCGTTCTGACACATCATCTGCTTCAAGAATATAAGCAGCTGGCTACAACAGAAAGCTAGGTAGAGCGTGCCCAAGTACAACATCTCCAGCGATCCTTGGGTTTTCAGAGAAGGGCTTAACACCAAAAGCGATAAGACCAATATCGTTCTTGGCTTGGACTTGGGCACAAACTGCGGATACAGCTACTGCTACGTTCGCGAAGGCGAGCTGATAGTTCCAGAAAAACTGGACATGCATATCGGCCAGTGGGACCTGTCAGCAGGTCCCTACGACAGCGGAGCCATTCGTTTCGCTCGGCTTAGGCAGTTTCTGCATGCGTTGAAACCAGACTTGCTGGCTTTTGAAGATGTGCGTTACACGCCTTCCGAGAAGCTTACTAAGTTCAACATGCATGCAATTCTGGCCAGAGCCGCCACGTCCTGCGAGTTCTTCGGAGCCCTCAAGGCCACGGTCTGCACGTGGGCCGAAGAGAACAACGTACCCTGCGGCAGCTTTCCCATCGGTACCATCAAGCGCCGAGCGACTGGGAAAGGTAATGCCAACAAGTCTGACATGATCAAGGCTTGCAACACCCTGTTCCGCACTGAGTTTGATCCAGAGAACTACGAGACTGCTGGATTTGACAACGCTGCGGACAGCGCCTTTGTGTGTTTGCTCACCATGGAGCATTACGCCAACGGATTGACTTTTGACACAATCTCACAAGAAGTGGACGAAACGACGACATGACTTACTTCATCGGTCACACAACAGCTACTGCCGAAAATGCCAGCGACTACTTGTCTGAGGTCAAAGCCCCCAGGAATTACAAAGACCAGGCCAAGATCGACGAGTATGTAGAGAAGGCTGTGGCTGAGCAGCTATCAACTGCCTCCTCCAAACCCTTCACCGCTCAGGTGAAGGAGATTTATCTCATGCAGGTGGACAAGGACGGCGTGGTCAAGGAGTCTCGCTGGTGGAACGGTCCCACCGCAGTAACCGACTTCACCACCTTTGCGCACGCGCACTTCAACGGCGACGCAAAAGTTTTCTTGATGAACAGCAGCAACTTCATGCGAATTGCTTGCTTTGAGTCGCTGCGAATCAAGCCAAACCCCTTTGCTCTTCTGTGGCTTCTGCACGACAGCCGCGTGCGCAACTGCGTTTACGACCTTCCCAAACTGTTTCTCAATACTGTTGAGGAGCAGTCCAGGATTGGCGTGTTTGGTCTCTTCAAATATTATGGCGTAAGCCTAACCATAGACGATTTGGCCAACGTCAAAACTCAGGCTGAAAAGCAGCATGAGCTTTACAAAGCCATCGGTCTTAACGAAGAGATCGTTAAAAACTTCGGCAGCAACGGCTAAGCATGGACGGAAAGCTTCCTGAGCCTGAGGGAATCTGCATAGCCGACTCCTTGTCGGCCCAGGAGCTTTCCAACCTTCCAGCTATAGATCGGGCTGGTATCTCCCTGAAGTTGTCTGACATGCAGTCAGACTTTGTTTTCTTCAACCACGGAATCCTCTTCACCGAGATCAGACTGGATACGGACCCCGTACAGGAGTTCGTATACCGGTCTGGTCAGAGCGATTCCGTGTTTTTTCTTAGCTATGACAGGCCTCTGTTCAGGAACCTGGTCAACCCGTTTTGGAACAGCGTTATATTTGGCTGCAAAAAAGAGCTGTGGCCTGCTTTGCGCACGGCTTTGAACAGCATTCTTTTCAAGGCTTTGGACAAAAAAGTTTATTCCTGCTTTGTGCAGAACGTCTATCTGCCAGACCCCTACCTGTGGAACGGCTCCACGGAAAAGATCACAGTTCCTTTATCTGACTGGGGCGACCTGTGCGAAAAAGCAGATAGGGGCTTGAGCGGTGACGCGCGTTATTCCAGCGTCTCTTTTCCTAACTATCCTACCGCCGCCAAAATCTACGTTATGGGCGTGTCTGGACCAGACCGTCTGGCTTACATGAAGTCTGGTTTAAAGCCGTATATTGTTTATGATGACCCTGAACCTGAGACCCTGGCTTTGCAAGAGGCTATAAACAACCATGTACCATAAGACTAAAACATTCTCGTCGCAGTTTGTTTTGGAGAGAAGTCCAGGGCAGGACTTCTGGTCCCTGCTTAACAAGACCGACGATATCGACAAGCAGGTGAGCGACTGGGTAGACAGTACTCATAGCCGAATAGTGAACGTATCTGCGCCAGCCATGCATGCCGAATGGCTTGACAATACGTACACTCGAAAAGTTATCATTCTGTCTATTGTCGTTATCTATATGCCTGTTGAGGACACAGCCGATGGAACCTTCCCAGAGTACAGAGAACTCGGAGCAGACTTCACAGACGGAACAGCCGCAGCCTCTTGAGCTGCATATCGTTCTGGTGTCTGAGTTCGACGCTCCGCAGCTTCTGACCTTCAGCTCTGCTGAGGAAGTGGCTAACTGTATCAAAGAGTACAAGCAGTCCCACAAGAGGTTTAACGCTTACATCTTTGAAGGCAAGCGCTGGCACACCACCTCTGGCCACAGTCCGTATCTTGTGTCGTACGACAACAAGGTACGCGTACCGCTGTTTGACGAGGAGCCAGAGGACCAGATAAACGAGTCAGGACTCATCAGCTAAATACAGCCCTACAAACACGTCATAATCAAATGCCCAGCAGCTATCGCTCTGGGCATTTCTCTTTAGCTAGGAGAGCGAATGCAAGAGAAAGAAGTTGAAGGGAAGATCGTAGTCCCCATGTGGGGGTTTGTGGTCTTCTTCTGCGTCTGGATGATTATCCAGTCGCTGGGAGGGCGCTAACATGAGCGCTCCCAAAGTCATGGCGTGGGTGCCGACCCACGCCCGTCCCTTCGATGAAGGGACCTTTCCCCTCGACGAGGGGATGATGATGACCCTCGACCACGCTGGGGTGGTTGAGGGTTACAAAATCCACCACTCCCAGCGCACGGGCCAGCTGTGGACGAAGCGCGTTCTGCGCTGCCCGTCCAGCAGCTGGCAAAGGCCCTCCCGCCTCGGCGGCAGGGCCGAGGACGGGCGCACGGCCCGTCTTGTCGCCCTCATGGGCGAAGTGGGTAGGTCTGCCGACAAGGCCTACCCAGCCCCGATGCCACAGCTGGTGGCACGGGTCACACCCGAACTCCACGTGGAGTTCGACGATCCAGCGGTTCAGGACTTTATCCTGAGCCGAGTCAACTTCGGGGTACCGGCCCCGAGCTCCAAGGCCCCCCTGACGGGGCAGGTCGAGGAAATCATAGCCGACGAGGTTGAGACCCTTGTCGGCTTCAGGGAGGGTCCGGTCATGTCCCTCCCTCCCACAGCCAGGCTCAAGCCCTGGCTGAAGATCGGCGTCGTGGTGCAGCAAGGCACCGTCGTCGCCGATCTGCTGCCCAAGGTGAGCTACACCTGGGAGCAACTCATGGCCTCGTCCCAGGCCGAGAGGCTCGTCGAGGATTACATCGACGGCTTGATGAGTGCGGGGGAAGTTCCCCTGCAACTCATCCCAGAAGACTTCAGGATGAGCCCCAACCATGGCGGCTACGTCCTGGAGGTCAAGGCTTGCGCTCGTCCCCAGCGCAAGCCTGTCCTGACGGCGGGCCTAGATGCCATCACGCCTTATGGAGTCCTCAGCTTTGGGGATTCCGTTACAGCGTGACACAGTCCCACAGATAGCCTTCGGGCTAGTCTGTGGGGCTTTTTTTTAGCTATCAGAGAAACACAGGTTTCCGTTTACAATAAAACGGTTATATTAGTTCAGGGCATACCATAGAAAGGAACAGTGATGAGCGCTGACTTCGATTCTGTCTCATCCGCGACTCAACCAACAACTCTTGCAGACAAAAAGATTTACGAGATTGTGGTCGATCCAGACAGGGCTCACCTTGGTGAGTCGTTTGTTATTGATATGCGTAAGCTCGGTTCTGCCTTAGGTCCCAAGGAGAAGGCTGTGGACGATAAGCAAAAGGCAGCTGTGGTCGAAAACCTTATGAAGTTTTCAGCCTCTGGTCCTACCATCAGCCCGCCCAAAAAAGTTGGCAGGGCTATTCCGAATATTCAGGATGTCGATCACACCCATCCAGCTAACCCAGTTCCTGCTTCCGTCAGCCCTCCTCAGGTTAAAGTGTTCTTTGACATGCCTGGGCTGGGGTCTATCTCATTCAAGTACCACAAAGTCTTAACGCTAAGAGAGCAGATAGTCTTTGTCACAGACAAGCGATTTGGCGGCTCTGCCGAGTTCTACCCTTACTGCAACATGCGCTCAGGAGAGCAGAAAAAGCCAGTAGGTGTTTACGTCGAGGGCGAGACAAACCTGTTTTTATTGGACCCCACCATCAAAGGTTTTCCCATCAAGTTTGACTGCGACCCGTATGAACTTTGCATAGTTCCTATAGCTGGAGCTAAAACTTTAGATTCAGCTATGATGAAAGAACTTGGTATAGTAAACTCAGCTAAAGGGGACAGCAGCGATGGAGAAGAGAGCAGTCATACAAGAGGGACTGACGCCTCCGAGCCCAGTCCGTCTGACGGACGAGCCGAAGACGCTTACGAAAGCCTCGAAGGTGGCTTCGGCGGCGTGCTCTGAGCTGGAGTCACACCTGACTAAAACGTTATCTGACGTAGTGTCAGACAGAATGCGCAACGCCGAGGCTAAATAGCATGGCTGCTGGCGATCTATTCGATAGCACTATCGGTAAGAACTGGTCCCTGAACAGGGGTGAGGAACCGTTTCCTGACCCCTTCATGGACTACGCGTCAACGGTGATGCCTGAAAACATCCGTGACGCGCTACGCTTCTGCGAGTTTACATTTCACACAAACTCTATGATCCGCGAGGCTGCACGCAGGGTCATCAGCTATTTCATAACCGATGTTGAGATACAAGGCGTCAACGGCGACGACCTGGGTGAGGATGAGCGTCAGAAGTATTACACGTTTCTGACTGATGTTCTTAAAGTAAAAAATATTCTGCATTCTGTCGGTCTGGACTTCCTGTGCTACGGCAACAGCTTTACCAGTCTGGTGCTGCCGTTCAGGCGCTACCTTTCTTGCCCTAAGTGCTTCTTCGATGTTCCTCTGCAAGAGGTTATGCGCAATCCGGTATTCGGCTTCCAATGGAAGATGCCCGAGTTTATCGCCAGGTGCCCCAACCCAAAGTGCCATTACAGCGGCAAATGGAACCGTATCGACCGTCGGCTTACCGACGAGACTCAAGTTACAGTGAAGCGCTGGTCTCCCTACGAGATGGAGATTCGCTACGACCTCATTACTGACCACAAAGATTACATCTGGCGTATTCCCGAGGATTACCGCTTACAGATTCGCCGAGGCGATCCGCAGGTTCTGCCTCAGGTTCCATGGGAAGTGGTGGAAGCCGTCAACTCAAACGGCTATCTGCTGTTTGACAAAGACGTTATCTTCCACATGTACGAGCCGACGCTGTCTGGCGTGCGCTCGCGTGGCTGGGGCATCTCCAGGACCCTCGTCAACTTCCGCCAGGCCTGGTACTGCCAGGTTCTGCACCGTTACAACGAGGCCATCGCCCTCGACTATGTCGTGCCATTCCGCGTTATCCATCCGGCTCCGTCCAGCTCGTCTAATCCCGAGGCGGGCGATCCTCTGATGAACTTGGATATGGGCGGCTTTGCGGCGGAGGTACGCGGCATGCTGCGCAAGCGCAGACGTGACCCAGCCGCCTGGAACTTCCTCAGCCACCCAATCCAGTATCAGATGCTGGGCGGCGAAGCCAACCAGCTCGCCCCGACTGAGCTGTTGCAGCAGGGCATCACGACGCTGCTCAACGGCTTCGGCATGCCTGCCGAGTTGTACAACGGCACGCTTAGTCTGCAAGCCATGCTGCCTGCAATTCGGCTGTTCCAGTCCAGCTGGACCTACCTGACGCACTTTATGAACGACTTCCTGACGTTCGTTGCCAAGCGCACCGCTGACGGCATGGGCTGGGAGCCCGCCACCGTCAAGCTGCTGCCGCCGACGCTGACGGACGACATGAACAATATTATGGCGAAGTTGCAACTTATGCAGGCTCAGCAGATCAGCCAGACCACGGCTCTGCGGGGTATGGGTCTGGACTTCAAGCAGGAGACGCGCCAGCTCATGGACGAGGAGCGTTTCAAGCAGGAGGAGCAGGCCAAGATTCAGGAGGAGATGGAGACGGCTGCTGTCATGGACCAGCTGGCAGCTCCGCCCCAGCCTCCTCCAGGCGCTGCCCCTGGCGGCGCTCCCGCTCCAGGCGGCGGTGCTACGCCGCCCAATCAGCCTCCAGCCGGTCCTATGGACGCTGCGGCCCAAGCCAGCGCTCTCGCAGCACCGACTTCTCCGAATCAGAAGATCACGCCGCAGGAGCTGCAAGCCAAGGCCGAGGCTATTGCCTCTCAGCTGTTGGGCATGCCCGAATCCCAAAGGCAGTCCGAGATGACGAAGCTGAAGGGACAGGACCCGACGCTGCACGCTGCCGTCAAGCAGACCATCGAGAACATACGCCAGCAGGCCCAAACTGCTGGCGGCAACATGGTTATGCAGCAGCAGTATGGCGGTGGTTGATGCAGGCTGTTCCAGGCTTTGCGGCCAATGTCGCTCCCAGGGTAAAAACAAAGCCCTGGCTTGTCGTCGGCAAAGGTCCCTCGTTCAGCAAGATAGCCTCGTTTGATCTGCGCAAATACAACTCGATAGCCTTGAATCACGCCGTCAACAAAATTGACGGCGTTGATTACGTACACGTAGCTGACCTAGACGTTTTTGACAGGATTTCCGACAGGCTCACAAACAGTTCAGTTACACTTGTCACTCCTTATTTTCTGCACAGTAATAATAAAGCCAACTCTGACTTGTCAACTGACGCACTTGTGTCCAGCAAAGATAAACCTCACCATGAGCTTTTTAGGCACCTATTCAAGCAAAACAGGTTGCTGACCTACAGGTCCAGCCATCTAGGTCATTTGTGTAAGCGAAGAGATATAGGCAGAACTGTGTATGTTCGCTATTTTTCCAGCGTGGCTGTTGTCAATCTTTTAGCCTCGTCTGGTGTAAAGAACATAACGCTATTAGGCATAGACGGCGGAACGAAATACGATAAACAGTTTTCAGACTTGACGGCTTTGACTAACGGCCGTAAAAGTTTCGATGTCCAGTTTAGAGAAATAGCCATATCCACTAGAAGGCATAAGCTCGATTTGAAAAGGATTACCTGCGATGACTGACACGCTTAATTTTTACATTGGAACAGAGGAAAAAACCAAGGTTCCTGAAAAGGTCCTGGCTTACTCCATCAAGCGTAGGGCCACTTGCAAGGTAAACATCACATCGATGATTGGCGAAGGCTGGGTTATTCCTCCTGGCCTGCACCAGGGTACTGGTTTCAGCCTGCGACGCTTTCTCATTCCAACCCGTCAGAACTTTGAGGGCATAGGTATTTATGTCGATGCGGACATGCTAGTCCTTAAGGACGTGGCTGAGCTGCTGACCTACGCGCAGCAACTGATGCTGTCTGACCGCGAGGTAGCCTGCACCTACCAACCTGACAAGTTCAACAAGAAGCCTTGGCCGCAGTCGGCTGTCATGTTGATCAATTGCGCGGCCTGTGCCGACTGGCAGCCCGATAGACTGTGGACTATGCTGCGCAAAGGCCACGACTATCCCAAGTTCATTCATCTTGACTGGCTGCGCCAGCCGCCGCTGCAACTTCCTACTTACTGGAACAACCTGAATGTCCACAGCGCTGAGACACGGCTGCTGCATTACACCAAGGAGCCTGAACAACCTTGGTATAAGCCAAACCACCCCTTGGCCCACCTGTGGGAAAAGGAACTCAAAGACGCTTTGACCGACGGTGTCGTTACCAAGGCGGACCTTGAGGAGGCTTTGGGACGCTGGGGCAAACCAACCGGCGACAAGCGCATCTCCAACGGGTTGCATCCTCACTACAAGAAGTACCTGGAACTAGCCCGATGAGCGTAGCCTGGATCACTTCTTTTTCCGAAGACCTTTACCAGGCAACTGGCAAGTCTCTCGTCGAGAGCTACGAGAAGTCGCAATCCTGCGGCAAGCTATTCGTAGCAGGTGAACGGCTGGTTGACTTTCGCAACAAAAAGCCTGAGTCGGTCGTCCTGCTGCCCGACCCAGCCGACAGCGCTGACTTGCAGTTCTTTGTCTCAAGCAACCGAGACATCATCCACAAGGAGTTTGGCGGTGACTGGACGGGGCCGTGCAAGTGTCCCAAACCAGATGATCCCAAGGACAAGCGTCACAAGCCAGGCTGCCCTGGCTCCTGGTTCTGCAAGCACGCCATTAGGTGGTTCAGGAAGTTCCTGGCTCTGCGCAGTTTCATGCAGGCTAGCTATCTGGGATATACGCACGCCATATGGCTTGACTCTGACGTGCTGTTTAAGAAGCGCGTTTCTGAGACAGACGTCAATGCCTGGTTCAATCGTCACGACGTATTTTTTCTTAAGGGACCCAAGCGCAAAATCTGGGAGACTGGCATTGTCGGCTTCTCAGCCAATCGCGGGCTTACCCTGGTTCAGAACGCTTATGACCGGCTGCAAGACGGATCGTTCCGAAAGTTTCCCAGGTGGGACGACAGCTATACGTTGCAAAATACGGCTGAAGCCATGCCCAAGCTCAAAGCTATAGACTTAGCAACAAACGCTAGCGGGCACGCTGACGTTGTTCCGCACAGTCCTTTGCACCCCTTCTTGACGCACAACAAGGGAACGCATGGACGCGGCTTGGGTATTATGAAATGATAAAAGTTGAACTAAGTCTGCAATGTGACGATTCTCAGGAAGAGCTGCTGTCTCTTCTAAACCAGGTTGTTCGTTTAGCTACGTCTTCTTACAATGGAGAAGATAGCGAAGCTGAATTTGAGGTTATCACTAAGGATGGGCAGCTGAAGTTAAACCTTGTAGCCAATAGACAGGAGAAGTTCAATGGCGTCGAAGTTAACTGCTGCAAGTGATTCTCCTTTTTGCATAGCCGTACAGAGGTGCGAGTTTAAAAACTGCCGTAAAAACGGCACACACCATCTGTGCATCAGCTCCTCATTCTCCAGCGAGACAGGTCAAGACTGCCAAGAGGTCGTGCATCGCTGGTACTGCGGAAAGCACTTCGACATGCTGGTTCCTTCCCAAAACTCGGTGTAATATGCAGAACCCAGAAAGTAAAAAGCTTCTAGACAATCTTCCAGACTGGAACAAAAAACTTCACCAGAAAAATGCCTTTGGCAACGACACCTTCAAACGCTACCTCACCTATTTCGACTGGCTGCTGGGACCCAGCAAGCAGACAATCAAAGTTTTGGACTTTGGTTGTGGTAGTAACGGTGGCATTCTCAACTACGGTTTCAACGCCATACCGTACGATCCCTTTGTAGAGAAGTTCTCTGCCGACCCCTGGCAGCAGGACTTCCAGGCCATTTTCAGCGCTGACGTTCTTGAGCACATGACAGTCAACCAGGCTGTTAGCTTTCTGCACAAGCTGATGGACAAGAACGTCAAGTACGCCTTTCTGGCTATAGCCACTCGGTCTGCCAACCAGGTTCTGGAAAACGGCCTGAACGCACACCTTATCGTTGAGAGCGGTGACTGGTGGTTGGGGCTGTGCCAGGCGGTCCTAGGCAAGGGCATGACTTGCGTGTTGGCTTTGGACGACATGCTGACAGACAACGTGATTCTCGGCTTTGTTGAGAACGGAGAAGCTAGAAGCCGAGGATTTGACACGCAAAACAGCTTCCTGGCTGGAGCTGGTCCAGATGCGGATTAGCCTTCTAGCCAACAGGCACGCCAACTCTGACATTTACATTGTCGGCACGGGGCCTAGCCTTCGAGTCTTTGACAAGCAGTACCTTTCAGACAAAGTCACCATAGGCCTCAACCAGGCTTGGAAGCACCTGCCTACGGTTTACTCCGTATCTGTACATCCAGAACTTGTTATTGAGTACGAGCAGAGCAGGACAAAGAATAAAACAAACTGGGTGGTCAAGCAGAAAGGCGAGTTTATAAACAAGTCACTGGACGACCCTGAGTACTACATATTCAAAACAGTTGATCGCGACTTTTCTATCTTCACAAAACCAAAAGCGGATCACTTGTTTATAGGCCGAGGTGTGCAGCAAACGGCTATGAACTTAGCAGCTCTTATGGGCGCTAAGAACATAATACTTGTCGGCGTAGACATGACAGCTGTTGGCGGCGATCACCACGGGCATCACCAGCACGTCAAGTTCCATGGTTTAGAGCCCAAAGATGTTTACGCCGAATACAGAGATTACACAGCCAAAGCTCGACACGAGCTCAGAAAGCTAAAAATAAACGTTATGACTCTTTCTCCGTTTGTAGGCTCATGTGACGCCTCAGAAGACTATACACGTATTTGCACAGAGCTAAAGCTACCAAAACTTCCTAAACCTGAAGATACAAGCACATACTTAAGGAAGTCTGTTGATAGGTAAGGACTTGCGTTTATAAAAGCACGATAGTAAATTAATTTATCTTCAACTGGAGGCAGTTATGACTATTAGGTACCAGCATCTAATCCAATCTGTCGATACAGTTTCGGGCAATTCCAAGAAGCACAAGCCACTTCGTATTCTGGAAATTGGCGTTTTTGATGCAGCCCACGGCCGTCAGATGATTGAGCGGGCCGCTCGCAACGGCCGCATTTTCGTCGAGTATTACGGCTTCGACATGTTTGAGCAAATGACCCCAGAGGTCAACGAGGCCGAAGTCGGCAAGAAGACCCTGGCCAAGTCCTATGACGAGGTCATGAAGTACCTGCGTACGCGCACCAAGGCTCGCATTATCAAGCTGTTTAAGGGTGATACTAAAAAGACGCTGCCAGCAGCTGTGCCCACTCTGCCTAAGATGGACATCATTTTCGTGGATGGAGGTCACTCTCTGGCCACGGTGCAGTCCGACTTCGAGCACGCCTTGAAACTGGCGCACGAGAAGACCATAATCCTGCTGGATGATTACTACCCTGGCGATCTCACCAAGGGCTGTGCCTTCCTGGTTGAGAACGAGTTGAAGTCCCGACGCGGCCTGCGCGTCGAAGTTCTGGAACCGGTTGACGACTATCCCGAGAGCGGCCTGTCTGTGCAGTTCGTCCGCGTGACGATGTCAGAAGTCGAGCCAGAGGCTGTCGAGTCTGTGCCTGAGGTGGTTGAGGTTATATCCACACCTTCTCCCGATCCTGTAGTGTTGGAGGAGTCAACGCCTGCTCCAGCCGTGGAGGTCCCTCCAGAGCCGCAGAACTTTCGTACCGAAGATAGCCATAGTTATACCGACGTACAACCATCTGGGGTATGCCTTGAAGGCTGTGCAGACAGCGATTGCCAATACACCGGACAGCCTTGTGATGGTGGTGGACGATGCAAGCCCCGAGTGGAGGGAGGACATCTGGCAGAAGTTTCCCCAGCACCGGTTGATCCTGCACCGCTTCCCGAAGAACGACAAGAACCTGACCAGAAGCTGGAACTGGGGCTTGTCGAAGGCCAAGGAGCTGGGAATACCGCTGACAGTGGTGACGAACAGCGACGTGATGTTCCCAGCGGGGTGGAGCAGGACGCTGTCGAGGACTCTTCTAGAGGGTCGCGCCGATCTCGTCGGTCCCGTAACAAACGCTCCAGGTCACAAACCGAAACAACAGATAGCCAGGATAATGAAGGGCTACAAGATAACGGATGACCTGAAGTATCTGGATTCGGTTCAAAAGTTCGTTGAAGTCAAGTATCCTCAGGAGCTTTGGTTCACGACAGTGAACGGCTTCTGCATGGGGGCTAAAACCGACACTTGGTTCAGCGGTGCTTTTAACTCAGAGTGTGTTTTCAATCCGAAACACAAAATGACCAAAAACGAAGATGAGCTTGAGGGCAGGTGGCTGAAGATGGGTAAAACCATCGCCATCTGTCCTTCTTCGTTTGTGTGGCACTATCGAAGTGTCACTCGCCGACCCAACGGTAAGGACAGGGGCGCTTTCAGGCTTAAGAAGGATAAGTGATGCGTTATTGGAAGCTCAAGAGTCTCAGCAACAATCACAAAGTCGGCATGGTCGTGGCGACATACAACCAGACAGACTGCTTGCAGTCCCTGCTGGCTTGCCTGAAAACGCAGACCTGGAAGAACTTCATAATCCTGGTGTCTCACGACGGACCTGCCAGCCAGGAGGTCAAGCAAGCCTTCAAGTCTGTGGCGGGGTCAGACCCACGCTTTGTCTTTCAGGAGACACCCACCAGGCAGAACAAGTTTGGACATGAGAGGCGCTACCCAGGCTTTCAGTTTCTGATCGATAACGGCTGCGACATGCTTTGCACAACCAACGGAGATTGTTGGTACACTCCAAACTATTTTGAAAGCATGCTGTATCAGATGCAGAAAGATAGCACTAACCTTGTTTATTGCAACATGGTACATAGCCATAAGTTATGGCAGCCTATGAAGACAGAGATGAAGCGTGGTAAGATTGATGTTGGCTGTTGGATGGCTTCAAAGGGGTTGGTGCAGTCGGTACAGTGGACTGACTTCACGTTTGCTGGTGACTGGAGCTTCATACACAAGCTTCATAAAGCAGTAGAAGGGAGGCACGCTAAGGTAGACAGTTACCTTTATGTGCATAACTGACGAGGTGTGCCATGCGCGTAGGTATAGTTCTCAACTACACCCGTCACGATTCAACCTACGCAGCCCTACGCACGGCCGAAGTAATCAGAGACTTAGGCTACGGCATACTTTTCTTCGACAAAGCTACCAAGACAACCAGAGCCAGTCTTCACGCTTACTGGGACGACTTTGTCCAGGCGTCAAATGACGTTGATTTCTCCTCCTGGCTAGACGAATGTCAGCTGGTCATCTTTTTCAGCTACCCCACATCGAAAGAAATGAAAGTCGTCAAGAAGCGGGGTATCTCCTGCATCTCGTCGATAACGTGGGACAGCGTTGACTCAGAAACGGTGGCGTCAGTAAAACCGTGCGACTTACTTGTTTGCCCGTCCAAGGTACAGACCGAGTATTTCAAGACCTACTGGAACCTGCCCAATATCAGCCATGTTTACTTCGACTGCAACTGGCCCTGCACCAACAACGAAAGAGTCAACGGCGATAGGCTGCGCGTCATCACCGCCTGCCCTGGGTATCAGATCAAGCGCGTGGATTACAACAAACTTTTTGACGCCTTGAACGAGGCCCTGGAAGCCTGCCCAGCCATCGACGTGGACTTTCTCTACTCTTCCAAGGTGGCTAGCCAGATCAAGGCCAACATCAAGAAGCACGAGAAGACGTTCACAGGCGGCAACTCTCTGGGTCTGATCGACGACAGTACGGGTTGGTCGGAAGGTCCTCTGGCTTACTCGCTCTGCGACGCTGTGTTCTGGCCAACCCAGCTAGAAAGCTTTGGATATGTTGGTATAGAAGCCTTGACTATGGGTACCCCTGTCATTACCTATAACCACTCACCCATGAATGAGCTTGTGTCAGACAGGGTTAACGGCATACTTATTCCATGTGAAACAAAGCAAACAGAACTGGGCGTCAGCTACGTTGAGCACAACCACAGAAAGATTGTCGATATGTTCAAGGCTATAAACAACGATCCTCAGTCTGTACACAGCCTGAAGAACACAAGCCACAAGCTGCTAGCCAAGCACAAAGAAAGTTTTTTCAAGTTTTGGAGCAGCACGCTCGAGCAATTTGGATACGGAAAGGATAAAGCATGAACGGAGAAAACGTCGTCATCATTCCAGCCCGTCTGGATTCGACACGTCTTCCTGGCAAAGTTCTGTTGAAAGAGAGCGGAAAGTATCTCTTGCAACACGTTTACGAGCAGGCACTCAAAAGCAAAGCCGCAGACTTCGCCGTCATCGCTACTGATTCCCAGGAAGTGATGGAGGCGTGCAGCAGCTTTGGTGCGCACTGTGTCTTAACGTCAAGACAGCACCAGAGCGGCACGGACAGGGTCTGTGAAGCTGCCCAGTCTCTGGGAGTCCAGCGCATTGTCAACGTCCAGGCGGACGAGCCGCTTATAGACCCTGCCAACATCGACAACTTGTTTAGCTTCCTGGAAAACCACGACTCTGACTACGTGACGCTATGCGAGCAGCTAGCTCCAGAAGACGAGTCTAACGAAAACGTAGTGAAGGTATACATCGATCCGTCTGGAAAGAGCGCTGTTACTTTCAGCAGGAAAGTTTTACAAAGTGGTGTTGCCGATCTATTCTTGGAAAGACATGTTGGTGTTTATGGCTATACCAAGAAAGGCCTGTTGGCTTTTTCAGCTCTGCCGCAATCAGAGAACGAGAAAACCAACAGGCTGGAGCAGCTTCGACTGCTCGACTCTGGTTTGACCATAGACGTCATCAGCTCGGTAAGCTCGTCTGTTGGAGTGGATACTCGGGAAGATTACGACAGGTTTCTAGCGCAGCTAGAGAAAGGACAGCCATGACTCCTGAAGAAATGCAGGCTCTGAAATCGCAGGGCTTCGGCATCACCACCAACGAGGACCTTGACCTTTTTGACTCAATGATGGCTCGATTCATGTCTGGCCAGAAAGGCACGTCGGCCAAGCAGAAGGCTAAAGCCATTCAAGAATTCGTGGCTTTTTGCAAGGAGGAACTGCTAAAGAATCCTCCAGTTACCATGACTTTCCTGGACAACGGCCTGGCCTTGCAGCTCGCTGACTATAGCCGAGTTGTTCTGGTTAACGCTGTTGAAAAAAGCAATAATAAAGCAAGCTCTGTAACTATCACTGACGCAGAGAAAAAAGGTGGACCAGTCGTCTACCGTCAAATTGATACCTCAGTTCCGATCACGAGGTAGACATGATGACAGAAAGTCAAAAAGACGAGATTGTCGAGCGCGCTGTGATGGTAGCGGCTGACAGGGTTGACGCCCTTGTCAGCCGCTCTAGTTTCCATCAGCTTGACAATCAGCAGGCTATGCTTTGTTTAAAACAATGCTTAAAAGCTGCTCTAATGGAAACAGACCACATCCATTACGACGTCATATCAAGAACAAGTAAAAAACAAATACTTATCAATCTCAAATTGTTTAAGGACACGGAACCTGATTATGATATACAGTTGAAGTATTCCATAAAGGACAACATGCGCTGAGGGCCTGCGCGTGATCAGCACAGACGTAATAAAGGCTATGGAGAAAGCTTGGGGAACAAACTTCCCAGTTTTTCATAATGCCAACTTTGAGCTGCATCACGCTTTTATAGAGCCAGGTGGCTATTCGTCGTGTCATTGCCACCAGAACAAATACAACTTGTTCTACACCGTGAAAGGTGAACTTTACATTCATTTCTACAGAGCCGAGCCTACGCTTTCAAACATATCTGACATAGCGCACACAGTGATACTTGAAGTTGGCGAGAGGCTCATAGTTCCTCCTAGGGTTTGGCACAGGTTTTACGCTCCTGAAAACGGTAGTGGTGTTGACTTGATAGAGGCTTATTGGAATTCTGATGTAAACCAAGACGACATTGTCAGAAAGGACATTGGCGGCATTTACCCAGTCTAAAAAAGGTGAGGTTTTGAGATGCTCAAAAAACTCACCTATTGGTTTACATCTTTGTTTGTACGGTCTGAAGCATTTCAAACACAAGGAAGTAGACGTCATCCTCTCTGGCAGTCTTGTAGAGACAACTTTGTAAAAAATAAAAAATGCTCTGTTTGCTGTAGTGACAAAGATTTAGAAGTACATCACAAAAAACCAGTACACGAATACCCAGAACTTGAGCTTGAAGAAAAGAATCTTGTTGTACTCTGTTCTAGATGTCACTTTTTTATTGGTCATCTGTACAATTACGCCACATATAACGACGATGTAGATAACGCTATATTGTACTTTAGACTGCTAATAAAAAGAGCCAAAGCCCGCCTCAGAAGAAGATCGTCGTCTTGAGGTTATAACTGTGTGCCAAAAAACATGTCTATTTTGCGACAAGCCTGCCAAAGTTGTCAGGAACAAAGATGGAAGCGTTTCAATTGTCCGCAAGACATGTGGCAGCGAAGATTGTTTAAACAAGTCTAGAGCCATCAGCGCTGTTTTGGGAAACGCAGCAGACAAACGAGAAAAGGCTTGCGAACACTGTTCCAGGTGGTTCAAGCCTGTGTCAGCCAGACAGATATGGTGCAAAACCTGCGTACCCGACGATCAGAATAGGCGACGCATGCAGAAGTACAAGCTATCGCAAGAAATGTTCATGGAGATGTATAATAATCAAGGTGGAAAGTGTAAGCTTTGTTCTAACCAAATAGAGGTCGTTGATCATTGCCACGTTACTGGCGAGGTTAGAGGCCTGCTTTGCCACAGGTGCAACCACGGCGTAGGTGTGATTGAGCGCGCTGGTAACTTTTTGAAGCAGGCCCTTGTTTACACAGGTAAAAGCGATGCCATTCAAATCAAAAGCACAGATGCGCTGGATGTTTGCAAACCACCCAGAGATGGCCAAGAGGTGGGCAGACCATACGAAAGATATGAAAGCTTTGCCAGAGAAGAAAGAAAACGACAAAGAGAAAGAAGCCAGTTTAAGCGCTGAGCTTCTCGACAAGGCTGCCGCGCTTCTCAGCAACAGGATTTCTGGCAAACCCTCGGTGCCGCTGCCCTCGGCTATCAACCCCAACCGACCCACTCTCGGTATCAAGCCAGTCCAGCAAAACCCGCTGACCGGCAACAGCCCGCAGTACGGCGCTAACTCTCAGCAGGCTGTGCAGCAGAAGGCTCAGCAGCTAGGTCAGCCGCAGCAACCCCAGAAGATGGCCTTCCTGCGCAAATTAGCTGAGACACCGCCCAACTATCTAAAGAATATACAGGAAGCTTTTGCAGAAAAACCGCAGACTCCCACAGCTCCAACCCCGCCGCCTCAACCTACTCCAGAGCCCACCTTTCTTCGAGCCAGAATTAAAGCGCAGCCGCCGCAGCCTCAGCCTGTTCAAGACCCATTTAGCCTAAGGCAACTTCCTGGCTACGTAAGTGCTGAGGGTAAAATACGGCAGGGTGTCACTTCAGGACAGGACAATCTATCACGACACGGTGTTAACCAGCGTCTTGTAAACCCTGACAGCGTATCCATTCCCGACCTGAACCGCTTCAACGCCATCGCACCCGTTGCCGATATCAACGACCGTCAGGTCCTGAGCAATCCCAACAAACCTCTGTCTGCCGAAATGATGTATGACGTCATGAACAGGGACGCGTCCAGGTTTAACGAGTTTGCCCAGGAACAGGCTTACGAAGGGGCTCCTTTTAGCTGGGTAGAAGCCCTTAATTCCAAAGAACAGACTCCTCAAAAACAGCTGGCCCAAGCTTACTTTGACAACCGCGTCAAAGCCACGCTAGACACAGACGCCAGGCAGCGCCAGTTCCAGAACATCAACGCTCAGCAGGCGGCAGCCGAGCAATATTCCAGAGACATAAACGCCACGGCCAAGCGTTGGACAGGCTTGGATGAGGCGACGCTGAACAGGTTGTCTGGCACTATCCCAGAAGAGCTAAGACTGCGGGCTCGCTCTGGCGACACCAGCGCGCTCAAGGAAATACAGAAGCTGGAGCAGCACTACGCCAATCGAGGTGCCCTGGGCTACGCTGGCGATATAGCGGGCACTGGTTGGGACATGCTCAACTCAAATGCGGGCATGCTGATCGGCGCAGGGGCTGGAGCTGGCTTGAGAGCAGCTGGTAGGGCTGGCACGGCTGCGTTGACCAGAAATATGGCTACTAGAGCCAACCTGCTGAACAACCCAGCGACCAGGACATGGTCCAACTTAGGAAACAGGGCTGTGGCAGCTACTGCTCAGGGAGCGGCCAAGGCTCCAGCGGCTGTTGGTGAGCTGGCTGGCGGCTTGGCGCAAGGCATCGGCACTTTTAACACGCAGGTAGGTCTGGGTCGAGAAGCTCTGACTCCCATCGTCGGTGAGGATGCCGCCAGCCATATCGCCAACATAGCGGCCACCGGCTATTACGGCGGTAGAGGACTTATCTACGAGCCAGCCAAGGCGTTTATGTCTGGAGGCCTGGCTGGCCTGGCTTCTTCTGCGCCTAACATGATCGGCTCTGGCCTACCGACCTTCATGGGCGGAAAGGAAATCTACAAGAACAGGGACGTCATTGCGGCTGAGCTGAATCCCTACAGCACTCAAAAGGACATAGAACAGGCTTACTTCGACAGACAGAAAGCGTTGTCTCCAGCCCCCATCCAGGACGCCCTTCTGCGCGCCAACGACGTGTCTCCCGAGAACGTCATCGACGGCAACGCGCCGATCTCTGTCGATTCGTTCAAGGCTGTGGAGAACCAGTTCCCAGCCCATATGGCAGCGATCAACGCCGACAGGATCGTTGGAAGCGACCCACAGGTAGCTGGTTTCTCGGAACAACTTGCCAAGCTCAACTCCATAGCGGACCCCGTCGCCAGAAACGCCACGCGCATGCAGCTCAATGGACAGGTGACGCAGCAGCTAGGCGTTTCACTTGACGAGCTTGAAGCCTACAACCAGACATCGAAAGGTTTGAACGAAGCCAACCAGCAGATAGCTGCAAAGTTTCAAGCGATGACGCAGCAGCAGGCGGCTCTTCCTCCTGGAAAGCCTCTAACCAAAGAGCAGCAAGACATTCGAGCTAATAACGAAAAAGCCTACATGGAGTCGCTTCAGAACTACGAGGCTGTCTCCAAGCAGGCAACTGAGAAAGTCGTACCTTTCCTGACCAAGTACCAGGACAACCAGTACAGGAAGGTGATCGCGCCGATGGAGCAGGAGCTGCCAGCTGTGGCTCAAGCAGCCCAGAAGGCCATTAGCGACAGGATGAAAGGCATTAACACGCCTGAGGGTGAGCAGGCTATAGCTAAAGCTAGAAGCATGCAAGAAACAGCCAACAGACACAGCTACAACAGTGCCATGCTGGCGCTGATGAAGTCTGGGAAGATCACAAAAGCCGACCTGGACCTCAAGCTTTCCAAGGACCCAGCAGCAGCCAAGCAGCTGATTGACGACCTGTTCAAGGGTAAGCAGGTAGACATGGCAGCAAACCAGGGTGCCTATAAGATCGATCCAAATTCCTTGCAGCCTGTGCCTGCTCAAGACGTTAGGGACAACTCAGCTGCTGATGTTTTGAACGCGGAAAGCAGGCGCAACATTGCGGCGTCTCTGAACAACCAGTCAAACGGAGCCCTTGAGAACAACCCAGGCATGTGGTCTAAGCTGACCAATGAAGTTTGGGGCAACATGCAGCCGTGGGAGAAGGCGCTTACGCTGGGTGGGCTAAGCCTTGGAGCCATAGGCTTGTTTAGTAGCCTTGCGGGCGGAGACGAAGATGAGGAAGATGGCGAAGAGGACAGCGGCGGCAGCTTCCTGCCTCTATTGGGTTTAGCCGCTGGTACAGCTGCTATGGCTACGCCAGTGGCTAGATACTTTGGTTACGGCGACGCTCTTGGTTTAGGCAACAATCAACAAGGAGATTCCAATGTCAGAGGAAGTCAGTCTTAACGTTGAGACTTTGCAGGCTTTTGTGGCGATAGCTCATCCTTTTGTGCTTTACCCTATAGCTGTTGAGCCCTCACTTGCACTACCTTCTGAATAAGCTTTTAGGTAATATTCAAATAACAGCTTAAAGGAGCTAGACATGCCTGACATCGAAGCAACAACACCTGTAGAGATTCCTGCCGTACCCGCCAAGGTTTACTTAGTGTTCGAGGGTGACGGCATTACCCGTCCCCTGGCTGCTGAGGCCTTTTTGCTCCCAGGTCACCGTAAAGAAGACGGAACATGGGACGTGTACCCAGGCGGTCGCAAGAACATATTCATTCCTGACGTCTGGGCTCTGATCCCAACTCGACCAGACTTCGCTGAGGCTCTGGTTCTTGTGCAGGCAGCCCTTGAGTCTTACGGCAAAGAACAAGGCATTCTCTAGAATAACTCGTTGTTCCCGAGACAGCGCGGGATTCACTATCCCGTGCTGTTTTCTTAGAGGACGCGTAGATGCCAGACCCATTAGACAATAAAAGAATAGACCAGCTAAATAATCGCGTGCCTCAGCCCACCGATTATTTAGCCATATCTCCAGACGGTGGTCCTGCTGGTAAGGCTACCGTATCTGACGTTGTAAGCGCTTTGAACGTAGCGGGGCCTACTGGGGCTACAGGTCAAACAGGTGCAACAGGCGTAACAGGCGCTACTGGCATTACTGGTGCCACAGGCGCTACCGGAGTGACAGGCGCTACTGGCGCTACCGGTGTGACGGGGCATACAGGGGCTACAGGTGCAACAGGTTCTACTGGCGTTACTGGGACTACTGGCGTCACTGGCGCTACCGGTATTACTGGAGCTACGGGCGCAACGGGCGTCACAGGCGTTACGGGCGTCACGGGCGCAACAGGTATTACGGGTGCCACCGGAGCAACCGGAGCCACTGGCGTAACAGGTCAGACTGGTGTCACAGGTACCACTGGCGTAACAGGTCAAACCGGTGTAACCGGAGTAACAGGTGAAACTGGTGTAACCGGTGTCACAGGCGTTACGGGCGTCACTGGCGCTACTGGAGCAACTGGGGCTACTGGTGAGACCGGCGCTACCGGCGTTACAGGCATAACTGGGCCTATAGGCGTAACTGGAGCCACAGGCTCTACAGGGGTTACCGGCGAGACCGGCGTTACTGGTGCTACAGGTGCAACAGGCGCTACTGGCGCTACTGGTGTAACTGGTGTCACAGGTGAAACCGGAGTTACGGGCGTCACTGGGGCTACGGGTGTTACTGGCGTAACAGGGGCAACAGGTGTAACCGGAGCAACCGGAGCAACAGGTGTCACTGGTGCCACAGGTGAAACTGGCGCTACAGGCGTAACTGGCATAACCGGTGCCACAGGCGTAACAGGAGCCACAGGTGTTACTGGCGCTACTGGTGCTACTGGGGCCACCGGAGAAACAGGCGTCACTGGCGTCACAGGCGCTACCGGCGCAACCGGAGTTACCGGTGCTACTGGAATAACAGGCGCTACAGGCGCAACTGGCGTAACGGGTGAAACTGGCGTTACAGGAGCTACGGGTGTTACTGGAGTAACCGGCGCTACCGGTATTACAGGCGCGACTGGAGCTACAGGTGTAACAGGCGTCACTGGTGAGACAGGCGTCACTGGTGTTACAGGCGAGACAGGCGTTACCGGTCAAACAGGTGTAACAGGTGTAACTGGAGCCACCGGTCCAACAGGCGTAACAGGCGCTACAGGCCCAACAGGCGTAACAGGCGCTGGCGGTGCCCTGGGCTACTGGGGTTCTTTCTGGTCTACGCAAGATCAAACAGCGGCAGCGATAAACACTGGCTACGCGATAACTCTAAATAATTCTGACCCAGACAATAACGGTGTAAGCCTGGTATCTAATACTCGGCTTACTTTTGCTCACGCTGGCGTCTACAGCATAATTTTCTCAGTACAGTTTGCAAACGCCCATAATCAAATAGAAGACGCAAACGTATGGCTTAAGAAAAACGGCAATAACCTACCTGACAGCGACAGCAAGTGGAGTGTCGTCGAAAACCACGGTAGCGTAGATGGCCACGCTATAGGTTCTGTTAACTTTGTTTTAAAAGTAGAAGACAACGACTACATAGAGCTTTTCTGGCAGACTACCGATACTAATCTTTTCTTGCAGTACGTACCTGCCGCCTCTCCAGCACCAGCTATACCTTCCGTTATTCTCACTGCTACGCAGGTAATGTACACGCAGGTAGGAGCAACAGGCAGCACTGGTGTAACCGGTGCTGTTGGCGCTACTGGCGTTACTGGAGAAACAGGAGCTACAGGGTCAACGGGCGTCACAGGTGAGACCGGCGTTACTGGTGCAACAGGCGCAACTGGTGTAACGGGTGAAACTGGTGTTACAGGAGCTACCGGCGAAACCGGAATCACAGGCGCTACTGGAGTTACCGGTGAAACAGGTGTCACTGGCGTAACTGGTGTTACAGGCGCTACGGGCAGCACTGGCGTAACCGGTGATCTGGGTGCAACTGGTGCCACTGGTGAAACCGGTGTAACTGGGGCCACAGGTGTCACTGGCGAAACAGGAGCTACTGGACCTACTGGCGTTACCGGAGCCACTGGGGCTACAGGCGTAACAGGAGCTACAGGCCCCACAGGCGTAACAGGAGCTACAGGGCCTACTGGTGTCACTGGCTATACCGGTGTAACAGGCGAAACAGGCGCTACAGGTTCGACAGGTGTCACTGGTGAAACAGGTGTAACTGGCGCTACCGGAATTACCGGCGAAACAGGTGTTACTGGTGTAACCGGTGTAACAGGAGCCACAGGGTCAACAGGCGTCACAGGTGAGACGGGTGTCACTGGCGCGACAGGTGTAACCGGCATCACAGGCGCTACTGGCGCAACGGGTGTAACTGGTGAAACGGGTGTTACCGGTGCAACAGGCGTTACTGGTGTAACAGGCGCGCCTGGTGATCAATATCAAACGACAAGTTCTACCGCCTTTACCCTCGCTAATGGTGGCAATCAGACAATAACTGTAGACCTCGATCTTTCCTACTCTGTAGGTCAGACGATAGTAATCGCCTACGACGTAAACAACTACCAAGAAGGCACTGTAGTTAGCTACAACCCAGCAAATGGGTCTTTGGTATTCCAGAAAAATGCGTTTGTCGGTTCTGGTACTTACAGCGTTTGGGCAATAAACCTGGACGGCGCTGTTGGCGCTGCTGGAGCCACAGGTGTAACAGGCGCGACTGGTGAAACTGGTGTAACTGGCGTTACTGGGGCCACAGGTCAAACAGGAAGCACAGGTGCCACCGGCCCAACTGGGGTTACCGGCGCTACAGGCATCACAGGCGAAACTGGCGTAACGGGCTATACCGGAGCAACCGGCATAACTGGAGCCACAGGCTCTACAGGCGTTACTGGTCAGACAGGCGTAACTGGAAGCACAGGCGCAACAGGCCCCACCGGCGTTACAGGCTTGACTGGTGTTACAGGTGCTACAGGCATAACAGGTGAAACAGGTGTAACAGGTACAACTGGTGCCACTGGTACTACAGGTGCTGCGGCTTTTGGCAGAATGTACTTTCTCACGACTATAGAAAGTGACATTCCTTTAGTCGATAACCCCTAAAGAGGGTTTAACTTTGGCTAATTCTAGAAAAAACAAAAGCAACGCTTCAGAAGTGCGAAACACTTCAACCAGCACTACTCCGCAACCATTCACAGAAACTGCTGAAGACGGCTTCTACCCTTTCGACGTTGTACTTAACAGCTCAAGCTCCAGCGGCCAGTTCTACAATCTGGCAACAGCTGGCCCAGACCCAGCCGCACAGTTTGACAACTCTGTCGTAGTGACCAGCTCTGTCAGAAAACTTATCAACGGTTTTGTCACAGAGCTTAACCAGCCAAACTCTACAGTAATACCTGCCGGAAACTGGCGGTTTAACTCGTATCTGTACTTAGACTCCGTGGGTGACGGACCCACATACGTAGACTTTGATGTCTACAAAATAGACAACGCAAATAACGAAACTTTTCTTTTTTCCATAAGCAGCCCAGCAGTAACTGCCAACTCTTACACGCTCTACAAAGCTGATTACACTCAGCAGTCAGACATACCCTTTTTACTTACAGACAGAATAGTTTTAAAGATATACGCCAGAACTACTTCGACCGCAGCCGTTACTGTCAACATGGCGCACAGCGGCAGCGCTTATGCCAGTAACTTTCTAACCCCTGTTCTTGGTGCTGTAAAAGGCGACACAGGCGTAACAGGCACCACAGGCGTCACTGGGGCTACTGGCGTCACTGGCGTAACTGGTACGACCGGCGTTACCGGATACACAGGGGCAACCGGTATCACAGGAGCCACAGGCGCTACTGGAGTTACCGGACAAACGGGGCAAACTGGCATAACTGGGGCTACGGGCGCTACAGGCGTAACTGGTCAAACTGGTGCCGTTGGCGTCACGGGTCAAACAGGTGTTACAGGCGCTACGGGTATTACAGGCGCAACTGGTGCCACAGGTGTAACTGGGGTAACAGGACAAACAGGCGTCACAGGCGCAACTGGCGCTACAGGCCCGACTGGCGAAACAGGTGTAACAGGCGCTACTGGGTTCACGGGTGTTACTGGAGCAACTGGTGTAACAGGCGTCACAGGAGCGACAGGAGCAACAGGCGTTACTGGGGCGACCGGCGCTACAGGTGCCACGGGCGTAACTGGCCAAACAGGAGCCCAGGGTGTCACAGGCGCTACAGGAATTACTGGCGCTACAGGCGCAACGGGTGTAACAGGGCAGACGGGTCAAACTGGCGTAACTGGTTATACAGGCGTAACTGGCACGACTGGTATCACAGGAGCCACAGGGCCAACTGGCTCTACTGGCGTTACCGGTCAAACAGGCGCGACTGGTGTGACCGGTGCCACGGGTGTGACAGGCGTAACAGGCGCTACAGGGGCTACTGGAGTAACAGGAGCTACTGGCGTAACAGGAGCCACGGGGCAAACAGGTGTTACAGGCATAACTGGTTCTACAGGGCAGCAAGCCTATGGCAGGTTGTACTACTTCACCACGGAAGACAGTGGTATAAACACAAATACATAAGCTAGCTTTTAGAGGGTTACTGCCTTGGCTAGGTCACGCAAGAACAGAACATCGAAAAAAGCTACAGAAGCTAGCCTAGACAATTTGTTTGAAGTAAAAGCAGGAGGAACTGGCGGAGACATTCCCCCAGACCCGACCACTACAACTTCCAGCTCCAGCACCAGCTCTAGCACCAGCTCTAGCACTTCGTCAACTACAACCACCACAACTCAGGAGCCTGTGTTCACGCCGAACACTTCTCCAGCGTTGTTTGTTACCGTAGCTGTAAACTCTGCTGTATCCGCCAGAAGCTACGACGGTATCAACTGGGAACAGGGAACTCTTCCAGACGTAAGGCTCTGGGTAGACGTAGCTTTTGGTAACGGCATATTCGTCGCTATAGCTCAAAGCACTAATTACTACGCCACGTCTCTAGACGGTAAAAACTGGACGCAGCGACAGTTACCTGCCGTAGGAAACTGGAGAGCCGTTAGGTTTTTAAACGGTAAATTCTGGGTAATTGGTCCTGGAAGCAACCAGGTTTACTCGTCAAGTAACGGCATAAGCTGGACAGCCAGCACGCTCACAGGCAGCTCCTACTACGCGCCGTACGATATAACATTTGGCTACGTTAACCCAGAAAGCGCAAGTTCAAGCTACGGACAATCAGAAACTCCTGGAGAAGCTACTCTTGTTGTTCTTGACGGTAACAACAAGGTTTACGCTTCTGTAAACGACGGTGTGACTTGGACGGTATACACCCTGCCTGCGGTCAGCTACGGTAGTTCGATAGTTTACGGCAACTCCGACTTTACTCTGCTCAAGCAAAACGGAGATGTTTACAGGTCTTCTGATTTAGTAACCTGGACCAAACTGTTTAACAGCCCAGGCGTAGGCTCTTGGGCTAATCTGACATACCTTGAATATAACTTTTTGGCCTACGCTTTCAACGAGCACGGCCTTATCTACTCCACAGACGGCATTGGCGACGATTGGCTTTTTGACAATTATAGCCTTCCAGGGCAGGCTGCTCCCAGCGACGGCGCGTATGCTGCCGCAAACGACCTTTTGGTCATAGTCGGCGGTGGATCAAAGCAAGCTTTCTATTCAAACTCTATAGGCCCTTTCAGCCAGTCTACGCTTCCTACTCTTCCACAGAACGGCTCTTACTGGACGGCTATCACGAGTACAGAGACCTCGTTCACAGAGCCTGCTACAACCACGACCACAACGACAACCACCACTACCACAACAACCACGACCACAACGACAACAACAACCACCACGCCTGCGCCAGAAGACTGCGGCGCTCCTCCGTCTGGAACTCCACAGACCTACGACGCCAACTTCAACACGCTGGATGTTCTTACAGACACAGCTGACAACTCCGTAAGCTACGCGACAGTCAATCAGTCCAGCTCGTTTAATTCGGCATCGTCCAGCTATTTGGACGAGGACTTCAATCCTGTTGCTCTGATCAACGGTTACGTCAGCAAGATTAACCAGCCAGGCACTTCGGTGATTCCTGCTGGTAATTGGCTGTTCAATGTTTACTTGTACGTCAGCAACCTGGCTTACTACTCGTACGTTGACTTCAGGGTTTACATACTCAGCCAAGACAACACGCGCACATTCCTTTTTGAAGCGAGCAGCCCTGTTCTCGACTCAACCAGCGTCAAGCTTTACTCGTTTAACCAGTACTACGCTTCAGACACGCCTATCTCAGTAAATGATCGTCTGCTCATCAAAGCCGTAGCCAGGACGAACTCGCCCACAAACGTGAATATTTACTTCACGCATAGTGGCGCTTGCTACGTCAGCCATGTCCTCACACCAATTGGCGGCTCGTCTGCTGGTTCAACAGGTGTCACAGGTGTTACTGGCGTTACTGGTGTAACCGGTGCAACAGGCGTCACAGGTGCTACTGGCGCTACCGGCGTCACGGGCGTGATAGGAGCCACAGGTGTCACAGGACAGACTGGAGTCACAGGTGTTACGGGCGTTACAGGTGTCACAGGAGTTACTGGGGCCACTGGGGTTACAGGTGCTACTGGTGTTACCGGTGCTACTGGAGCTACAGGGACCACTGGTGTTACTGGGGCTACTGGAGCTACTGGCGTCACTGGTGCTACTGGCGTCACTGGCGCTACTGGGGCGACTGGTGCAACTGGTGTCACAGGCCAGACGGGCGCGACTGGTTCAACAGGCATTACAGGAGTTACAGGAGCCACAGGCGTAACCGGCGCTACTGGGGCTACTGGTGTAACAGGCATTACTGGTGTTACTGGTCCTGTTGGTGTCACCGGCGTCACTGGTACAACCGGTGTCACAGGCGCTACCGGAGCTACAGGAGTAACTGGCGTCACTGGCCAAACAGGCCAAACCGGTGTTACTGGTGTGACGGGTATTCAGGGAGCTACGGGTGCGACAGGTACAACTGGCGTAACCGGTGCCACAGGTATTACAGGCGCAGTTGGAGCAACTGGTGTAACGGGTCAGACAGGTGTTACCGGAGCTACAGGTGTAACGGGCGCAACTGGCGCTACTGGTGTTACAGGGACCACAGGCGTAACCGGAGCAGTAGGCGCGACGGGTGTTACAGGTGTAACTGGTGCCACAGGTATTACAGGCGCTACAGGCGCTACGGGAGCTACAGGTGTCACTGGTGCTACTGGCGCTACTGGCACAACGGGCGCTACTGGCCCAGCCGGTGTAACTGGCGCTACTGGTGTAACTGGGGCTACTGGAGCTACAGGTGTAACTGGTCAAACGGGTGTTACAGGCGCAACGGGTATTACAGGAGCTACTGGTGCAACTGGTGTAACAGGAGCGACCGGTGTAACTGGAGCCACAGGCGCTACGGGCGTAACTGGTAATACAGGGGTTACTGGAACAACTGGTGTAACGGGCGCAACTGGAGCTACCGGTGTTACAGGAGTAACCGGCGCTACTGGCGTCACTGGAGCTACAGGGTCTACCGGTGTAACAGGCGCTACAGGTATTACTGGTGCTACTGGTGCCACAGGTGTAACCGGTGCTACAGGTGTAACTGGTGCCACAGGTGTAACTGGTGTAACAGGTACAGCTGGTGACAAGTACCTGACTTCCAGCTCTACCAGCTTCACGATTGGTACAGGCGGTTCTCAAACAATAACTGTTGGAACAGGTTTGGCTTATTCGGTAGGCCAGACGATTGTTGTAGCTAACTCTGTATCTAACTACCAAGAAGGCACAGTCAGCAGCTACAACTCTGGCACAGGCTCATTGATATTCACGAAGGATGCCTTCGTAGGCTCTGGTACTCACGCTAGCTGGACAGTTAACCTTGACGGTGCTGTAGGCGCAGCTGGTGCAACTGGTGTAACTGGCGCTACAGGTGTTACTGGTAATACTGGTGTAACAGGCACAACAGGCGTAACCGGACCTCAAGGAGCCACAGGCGCTACTGGCGTAACTGGTAACACTGGGCCGTCTGGACCTCAAGGTGCAACAGGCGCTACAGGTGTAACTGGCTCTACTGGTTCACAAGGTGTAACAGGTGTCACTGGTGCAACTGGAGCGTCTGGCGCTACAGGAGCCACAGGCGCTACTGGTGTAACAGGAGCAAGCGGAGCAACTGGCGTCACAGGCGCTACAGGTATCACAGGAGCTGTTGGCGCTACTGGTGTTACTGGAGCTACTGGTGTAACTGGGGCAACAGGTGTATCTGGTGCTACTGGTGTAACTGGTGATCGTGGTGGCGTTAAGTATCAGTTCAGCACTACAACTACAGACTCGGACCCAGGCAACGGCATCTTCCGCTATAGCAGCGGTACGATGGCTTCCGTCACAAACATATTCATCGACAACCTAGACGCCCTGGGCAACACTCAGACAGGTTGGTACGACACCTGGGATGACTCGACCAATAGCACCAAGGGTTACTTGGTTATAGCGGCTAACAGCACAGCTGACACTGTAGTCAACGTATTCAGGATTACAGGTGCAGTAACCGTAGCCACAGGCTATTACAAGATTCCTGTTTCCTACGTCTCTGGCACAATACCTACCAACGCAAACAACTATCAGTTTGGATTCAGCAGAACTGGCGACATCGGAGCAACAGGTGCGACAGGCGTATCTGGTGCAACCGGCGTTACTGGTGTAACAGGAGCTACTGGCGCTACAGGTGTTACTGGGGCTACCGGTATCACTGGTGCCACAGGAGCTACGGGCGTAACTGGTAACACAGGCGTAACCGGCGCGACCGGTGTAACTGGCGCAACTGGCGCAACTGGTGTCACTGGCGTTACAGGTGTAACAGGTGCAGTCGGTGCGACTGGTGTCACAGGCGTAACTGGAGCAACAGGCGCAACGGGTATAAAAGGAGCTACTGGCGCAACAGGCGCTACAGGCGTAACTGGCCAGACAGGCGTTACTGGGCCTCAAGGGGCTACAGGTACAACTGGTGTCACAGGCGCTACTGGAGTTACAGGTCCTCAAGGAGCCACAGGAGCCACTGGCGTAACTGGCACGACTGGCCCGTCTGGCCCCAACGGCGCGACAGGCACAACAGGCGTCACAGGCGTTACTGGTACAACTGGTGTAACAGGAGCCACAGGCGCTACAGGACCTACAGGTGTTACTGGGGCTACTGGTGTTACAGGTGTAACAGGTGCCACAGGCGTAACTGGTTCTACAGGTCCAGGTACTCTTAGCGGTACGACAAACTACCTGGCCAAATTCACCAGCACGACTGGCGCAGGCAACAGCGTTGTTTACGAGACAGGCAGCAACCTTCACGTCGGTGGTACAAGC